CCTGGCGCCCACCTGTCGTCGAGGAGCGGCGGTTAAACGTCAGATCACCGATGTTCGTGAAGGTGAAGAGGCTCCCGTTGCTGTCGTCACGAGCCTCCAGCAGGTGACCCGTCTGGGACGTCAACTGACGCAAAACCTGGGTCACTGCCGCTGTGTCGCCGCCCGTGACGAAGAGTCCAACGCCGGCCTGTGCAGCGAAAACGCCAATGCCAGCCTGGGGGAAATAGCATGGGCCATCTCCCTGAACGTACGCGAGAACGGCCCCGCCACTCGTCTGCCAGTCCTGGAGGTGTGTCGTCTGGGTGCTGAAACCTCTCACCACACACTGAATCTGATCCGCCCGGCCCACGACTGCGAGCCGCGCCAGTGAGGACGTTGTGCCAAGCAACAGTTCTGCAGAACTGGAGAGGCGCATCTGTTCGCCAAGGGTGGCGACGGCGAATCGGATGTCCTGCGAGGCGTTGTCGGCTTCCAGGGTGATACCGGTGGCGTCCGAGTTGGCAACGACGCTGACCCGGTTGGCCCGCAGGGTTGAGGCGTGACTCCCCCCCCACGCGGCTAGGCGACCACTGGCCGTGTCAGTGCCCCCGCAGCGCACCTGCACCGAGGAGCCGGCGGCGGCACCATTGCCCGTGTTAACGTTGTTAACACGGACCATGTTGTCGAAGTTGCCGTCGGCCTCGGCGTGGATGCGGAAGCCCGAGAGGGCGGAGACCCCAACGCCGAGGTTCCCGAGGCTGTCGAGCCGGAGCACATCAACGGCGTTGAGCTGAATGCGCAGGTAGTCGCCGACCCAGCCACTGGGCGCGTTGAGCCCAAGGTAGCAGCCATCGGCGTCACCACCGACGAGGGCATTGCCCATCCGCAGCAGGGCCTTCGTCGCCGAGGCCGTGGGCGCCTGCGGGAGGATGTGCTCCCCGGCAGTCTGGATTAGCTGGTTGAGGGCGGTGACGTCATTCCGTAGCATCGCATGTGGCCGACCGTTCCTGCTTCCAGCGAGCCTCGAACTCCGCGATAGCCCGCTGGTTCTGCCAGTAGAACCGCTCGTATGTCTCGCGCAGCTCTCTGTCTCCCGGGTTCATCGTCGCGTTGATGTGAGCCTGGAGAACGCCCGCTGCGATCTGCGCGAGGAAGTTCGCCCAAGCGCTCTGGAGCTGCTCGTCTTTGAGATACTTCAGTGCTTCCCGATCCAGTGATGGGACCTCGGTCGGCGAACTCATCAACCGCAACTCGTTCTTGACCACAGAGCCTCCTAGGACGATTGTAAGGCGACGAATTTACTGCCCGTCGTCGCGCCAATGATCTGCACCTGCTGCGTTACGATGCCCCCGCCCGGGTTCGGGAAGTCCAGGATGCCCGCATTGTTGGGCTGCAGGGGGATGGAGGGGGTGTCGGCGGTGGCTGCGCCCCCAAAGGCGACCCACAGCACCTCGCTGGAGATGTTGATGATCAGGAGCGCCTTGCGGCTGGCATTGGCCGCGAAGACCTCCTGCGAGGTGCCCCCGCTGGTGATGGAGAGAGTGCTGGCCGCCGTGTAGGTGAGGGCGGTGAGCCCCACCGACAACGTCGCTGCTGACTCCTCGATGGCTACCTTGAAGTTGCCACTCCCCGTCAGTGCGGCCGGGAACTGCGTCGTGAACTTCCCGAGCAGCCGTTTGAAGAGGGCAACGATTGAGAAGGTTCCGGTATCCGAGGTAGCGGCGGCATCAGCTTTCGCGCCCTGCGTGACGTCGGCGCCGTCGGCAATCGTGACCGGACCGCCTCCACCGCCACCGCCGCCAGAACTCACAACCTCCGGACGGTGGCCACCAGGAATAGCGTCATCCGTCTCGACGATTGGCCGGGTTGTCCCGTCGAAAATCTTCGTCTGGGTCGCCATCCGCTGCCTCTCCGCCCAGGTGGGGTGCGGATGCCGGTGAAGGAAGAGAAGCCCGGCACCCGCACGGCGTTAGCGCTGACTAGGGAACGACGTACCAAACGTCCACGACCGTGCCGTTCAGCGCGCTGTTCAGGTCACACGTGTTCTTCTCGATCTCGTCGGCGTCCGCGACGACTGTCGGCGCCGTGCCCTCTCTCACGCCGTCCAGCGCCGCGAACAGCACCGTGTTCCCGGTGAGCATGTGCGGCAGGCCGATGAGGTCGCCGAAGCCGATCTCGGTCGTCGCGCCCAGGCCATCATGTGCCGGGATGGTGATACTCGTGACCGTTTTGAACGCTTTGGTCCCGGCGACCGTGCCTGCGGTATTGACCGTGAATGCCGGCAGCACCTCAGTGATGGCCGCGCCCGCCTCGTTGGTCCCCGCGATCGTCACCGTGATCGCCTTGATGTCGCCCGCGGTGCCGCCGGCGGTGGCGGTGATGTTGCGCGGGAACGGCGGGTTCGTGATGCCGGTCGTGATGACCTGCTGCACGCCGGTGTCGGTCACCGCCGCGTGAACGGCGTCCGTGTCCGCCGTAGCCGCCTGGGCTGTGGTCAGGTGCAGGTGTGCGATGGCGGAGCGGAGGATGTTGCGCGCACCCGGGTCACCCTGCATCTGCTGGCCCAGGCGGGAATTGTAGGGAAAGAAGCTCATGGTCGTTCCTCCCTGCGCCTATGAAGGCAGCAGAACGCTGAACGGGAACCGGGTCGTGTCGTTCTCGTTGATCCGGTTGATCGGATTGGGCACCTGCCAGGCGAGGCGCATGACGAAGCGCATCGCCACCATGTCCATCTGCGCCAGGTTGAGGATGATGTCGCCGCTGCCGTCCTGGATGACCGCCTGATCGAGCAGCCGGGCCGTCAGGTCCGTGCGCATACACCAGACAAGCTGCCGCCAGTCCCCGGCGAACATCAGAGCCTGCAGCGGGTCGAAGGCGCCATTCATCGGGAAGTCGATGTTGCTCCCACGCAATACCCAGCGCGTCGGGTCCTGCATGGACGGGGAGAAGATCGGCTGCCCATTGGCGTCGCGCAGGCCGTCGAGCTGCGCCTGCATTTCGAGCGCCGCCATCCATCCAGTGACGGGGTAGCCGTCGAGGGTGACCTTGTCCCGCATGCCGCCGGGAGCGAGGAGGTCATCGTAGAGGTCCGCGCCCGTGCCAAGGGTGACCGTGTTCCCCGCCGCCGTCGCCGCGGTCAGGAGGTCATCCGGCCACGAGGCTGGCGCGTTCGTGCCGAACAGCACCGCGGCGTCGAAGACCCTGCCGAACGCCTCGGCGATCCGCGGGCGCGCCTCGGCCCAGATGTCATAGTCGACGTCGTCCAGCACCGCTTCGGAGATGGGCACGATGCAGGCGATCTCCTCGGCGTCGAAGAACTTATTCTCCCACTCCATCGACGTCGTTTGCTTGAGGCCGGTGTCGCCGGTAACGAAGAAGGCCGTGGGCAGAACGCTCTGCACCGGCATGCGCCGCTGGGCACGCGGCATGTCCGGCATGCGCCGGGCCATCCGCATGATGGCGCTCTGCTCGGGCACGCTCTGGATGATCTCCCGCGACACGTCCTCGGGGATCAGCGGCCCGGCATTCACCCTGGTAATCTGATCGTTGAAAGCCACCGCACACGCTCCCCGCCGGTTCTAGGGAATGCGGCCGGCGGCCCGCCTGATGATCGTATTCATGTCGGTGACGGGTTTCTTCCCCTGGTCGCCCGTGCCTGCCCCCGCGTCTGCGGAGCCGGCCACCGGCTTCCGAAACAGGTCCCCGTATTCGCGCTTCACCGCCGCGACCGCCTGCTTCACGTCCTCGGCATCCGCCGGCACCAGGCCGACAACCGCCTCCGGCACGATGGCGCCTGCCGTCGCTGCCGCGGCGAGGATGGCTGCGCGGCGCGTCTCGCCCAGGAGCCGGGCGTTCTCCGCCTCCAACTCCTGCATCCTCTTCGCGCGCTTCTCGTCCTCCGAGAGCTTCGCGTCCTCGATCGCCTTCAGCTTGGCCTCCACCGCCGCCTTGTCGCGCCTGTGCTTGGCCGCCTCGTCGCGCAGCTCCTTGACGTAAGCCTCGTCGAACGTCTTCCCCGTGGCGCCGCCGGTCCCGCCGGCGTCGCCTGCCTTCTGCCCACCTGGGGCGTCGTCTCCGCCGGACTTCTCGCCGGTCCCGCCGCTGTCCGCCGCCCCGCCGGCGCCCGGGGAACCCGCCCCGTCGCCGCCTGCCGCCGACCCGCCTGAACCTGCGCCGCTGTCCGCCGCGAAGACAATGAATGGCTCCTGGCCAAACATGCGTTGCATTCAACCTCCCGAGGCAGGGTTTGCCTCAATGTAATGGTAGTGCGAAACGGGGTTGGAATTTCGTTCAACCATAACGAAATTCTCCCTGGAGAAGTTGAACTCGCCCGCCGATAATCCCTCTGTAGGCAGATAGACGACCTGAAGGAGACACGAGAATGCGAACCAATATGCTCTGCGTGACGCTAAACGGGAAGCACGTTGCTGGCGAATGGAACACCCGGGATTACTACCCGGAAGAGGCGGAGGCGCTGGGGCGCGAGCTGCTGGCGAGCCGGCGGGCCGACCGGGTGACATACAAGCCGATGGGAATGATGGTCGCGTGGAGGGAAGTCAAGCTGTAGAGCGCGGGGAAGGGGCCGCCGCGGTTTAGCCGGGCGGCCCCGGCTCTGAAGACAGTTCAACTTTCTATCTCACACTCGGCCACCAGTTGAGGAACAATCCCTATGTCGGCGAGAGAGCCGACCACTCTCCCGAAAGGAGACGCCCGATGACCGCCGAAATGCTCGCGCTGCCGACCGCTCCCGCCGTGACGTTCGCCGTCGGCGATCTGGTGTCGAACTTCGGGACCGTGGCGCGCGTCCTGGAGGTGGATGAGGAGCGGGGTCTGCTCCTGCGCGCAATGCCCGGTCAGGGCTTCGGGAAGGGCCGCGACAAGTGGCACGCCGACCCCGCGAAGTGCCGCCCGGTGCGGTGAATTCGCTATCGCGGCGGCCCCGGGACCGCGGCAGCACCGAGCACCTCTCCGCCGCGGTCCTCCCGAATCGCCTTGAGTGAGCGCGCATAGCGCATCGAGCCCCACTCCGGATTGTCCCGCCGCGCTACGAAGTCGGTGAGCTTCACCTCTCCGCGCCGGAAAGCGTCGAAGCCCGCACTGCCCAGCACGGCCCGCTGCGTCTCCTCTGGCTGCCGCGCGAACCAGTCGCTCCCCACCTCCGTCTCCGGGCGCGTCTCCTCGATCCCCTGGAAGCCGAGCTCCTCCCAGCTCTTCGTTCGCGGGATGGGCGCGCAGCGGCAAGCAGGGTGACCGTCAAGCCGCTCGTCCAGTTCGTGGAAGCTGCCGTGGAGGGCGATACACGCAGGACACGTCCGCCGGTCAAGGTTCGCGTGCCACACCCACCCGTCCACGACATCCGCGTTCGCCTGATACGTGAGCCGGCTCGCCTCCCGGTGGGCACGTAGAACTTCGGTGCGCGAGATCAGCAGCGCCCGGTTCAGCCCCAGCGCGACCCCATCCGCCACCTCGCGCGCGATCTCCCGCGGCCCCAAGCCCGCCGCGAGCCCGGACAGCAGCCCTGTTTCCAGCCGCTCGGCCACCATTGGCCCCAGCGTGTCGAAGAGCGCTCGGAGCGGTGAGCCATCCCCGAGTCGCCCGACCAGCTCCGTGATCGCCGACGTCGGCAACCGCACGAAGCTTGCCTCCACGCCCGCGAGCGCCGTCGGTGGCGCCGGGCCGAGGGCAGCCTTCATGAGCCGCTGGCTCTCCTCCACCGCGCGCTCCACCGCCTCCGCCTGGCGCGCCTCCGTCTCCTGGGCGGCCTCCCGGGCGAAGCGGGCAATCTCCGCCTCGGCCTCGCGCTTCAGATTGGCGAGCCGCTCCTGCTGGAAGAGCCAGGAGACACCGAGCGGCTGGCCCGCCTTCTGTGCCTCCTCAATCCGGCGCGTGATCCGGTCCAGGTCGCGGTTCAGCCGGCGCGTCGCGCGGGCGTAGGCGGCGGCCATCCGGAGAGTGGCGCGCGTCTCGTTTCGGTTGAGGGCGGCGCGGAAATCATCTGCGAGGCGGGAGAGCTGTGCCATCGGTTCAATTATACATCGCCGGCCCCTTGCGAAGTTGAAGCGATACCGGTAGACTGCATCGGCGACCTGAAGCCGGATGTCTTTTTCTCTTGTTCAGACGAAGGAGGAACACATGAGAACGCGGTCCCTGCTCTTCCTGCTGTCTCTGCTGGCCCTGCTGGCCCTCGCCCCCAGGACAGCGCAGGCGCAGACCTACAGCTACTGGAACCTTTACGGCGACCGATGGTGGCGTGTTATGGCGGACGTGCGGAACCCTCTCGATGGGAAAACCTACGTTTCCAGTCAGTCGACGGTCCCCGTCCCGCACAACGCCTACTATCACAACGACCTTTACCATTCTGACGCCAACGGTCTTGCGCCTCACTTCTACTCCATGGTGGGGTCCCTCCAGCGCTACGACCGGGGGTACGCCTACTGGCGGTATTTCCAGGATGAACACCGTAGCGGCTGGTATCCCAGCAATTATGGCGTGGAGTACTCCTACTACGGCTGGTGGAACCCGCCCTCGTCCTACTACTGGGACTACGTATCGATCAGCCCGACGGGCACCTGGAATCTCTGCGACGCGATTGCGGAAGCCACCGACCAGACTATCGGCTATGTCTCCATCAGCGTGGCAGAGCGCGTCTATTACAAGACGCGCCCCATGTAGGCAAACCCCCTCATGAAGCGATACACTTTCCTGCTTGCCCTGTGCCTGCTCGCCCCGGCTCTGCCAGCCGGGGCGGCGGAGGTTCCTACCGTGGACGATACCCGCCTTGAACAGAAGATCAGCGTCACCGAAGAGGGTGACCGGCTCGCCGCCGTGCTGGAGCGCTTGTCGAAGACAGCGGGCGTCACGCTGGCCGCAGAACGCCCGCTGTGCAATGTTACGGTCGTCGTGCGCTACGAGGGCGCACTTCGCGGCTTCATGCACGCACTTGCGGGGTTCTTCGACATAGACAAGGAATACGACTGCGCTTGGCGCGGGATGGGATCGGTGCAGAACCACCGCTATCTGTTAGAGCGTCCTGCATTTTCGAGTGCCGAGATGCAACGACTACGAGCCGAGCGCCAGTCCACCCTCGAGCGCCAGATGGACCAGGCGATCCGCGACGGCAACCGTTGGGTGAAGCATTTCGGCACCCTTACCGACGCGCAGCGCCTTGCGGTCTACCGGGGCATTCCGGTCACACTCCACGCCGACCAGATGGGCGGGGAGCCCTACCTCGCTGAGGTGCTTGGCGACAACCGCAGCCAGTGGGGCGATGACGTGAGCATCACGTTCCAGATGATCGGGCGCTCGCCATTCAGCCAGAGCTTCCAGTGGACACTGCGCGAGGGCGGCCCCGAAGGCGAGAGCGGTGGCCAGCAACTCACGGAAGGGGTCCGAGTGGCGCAGATTTGCCCCGGACTGACACCGGAACGCCAACAGATGGAGTGGCGGGAGCGATATGGAGACCCGGTGCCGGCGGGCGGGCCGAAAGTGGCGCTCTATGGCCAGGACGCGCCGCCAGAGGCTCCGCTCCGCCGTGAGGTGCTGCTACGGATCGCCTCTCGCGCCCGGGTCAATCTCATCGCCGACGATTGTGGTCAAGTGCTCCGGCTCCGCGCCTTTCCCGCAGATACGCTCGTGAGTGAGCTCTTGGACGCCGCCTGTGCCCCGACGTTCGGCCCGCAGGCGAACAATCCTGGCAGCTTCTGGCGTAAGGTGGCCGACACCTACCTTGTCCGCAGCCTCGCGTGGCCGGAGGAGGAGCCCTAATGCCGAAGCCAAGCAAGTTCGCCGAGTACTTCGCCGAGCCGAGGGACTTCGGAGAGGGCTGCTGGGTCGTGTCCCGCGAAGCAGGTGAGACGCGCGAGGAGGTAGCCCGTGTCTTCACCGAGTTCTTCCAGATCTACTACAGCGATCCTTTCTACGCGCAGGTCAGTCCGAGCCGGATATCGGAGAGCACCGTGCGGTTCCGGCTCGTAGGCCGCGATGAGATCGATGACTGGGATACCCGGCAGGTCGAGGGTCGCTGCGCCGTCTGGTGCTTGGGGGAGGCGGGGCATGGCGCAAAGAAGGTCTGGGTGCTGGAGCGATGAGACGCCGCGTTGTCCGACATCGCCGCTGCCGCCTTCTTGACCAGCTCAAAGCGGCGAAGGCAGCCGGACTGCTCGAAGGCGCCCATTGTTTCGAGTTCCACATGCCGGATGGCACCGTCTACGCCGCCGCTTGCGACAAGTGCGGGAAGCCAGCCGAAGTTCGGAGGCCGAAGGAATGAAGCGACTGCGCCGGCCCCGATGGTTCTTCATGCTCGTCTCCACCATGCGCGGCTGGTGGATCTACCCATGTGTGAATTGTGGCCGATGGTGGACGGCCTGGGAATGGGAGCTTGACGGTTACCCGACGACGGGGATGCCGGGATGGTGCCCATGGGACTTCGGGCTCTGCACCGAATGTGCGACGGCGACGGCGGATGAGCTTCGAGAAATCAAGCCGGACTGGCTCGCTGCGCAATTAGACGCCTACGCCGATCGATACCGTCGCGAGTGGATGAGGCAGCGTATGGATGGCGAAGATGACCGTGACAGGACCAGCCAGACATGAGGTGCGGCCCCGGAGTTCCTGACGCTCCGGGGCCGCGAGGAGCGCGGGTGGACCGCTGCCGCGTCAAGCGTATCACGTCACGCAGAAAGGAACCGAATGAAGATCCGGGTCGAGGAGCGCCACATCCAGGGTGCAGTCGCAGGGAGCGCCACGATGTGCCCTATCGCGCGCGCTCTGCGAGAACAGCTCGGTGGCCAATGGATTATCAAGACGCTGGGCGAACATTGGGACCGGGCCTGCCAGTGGCCCGGGACATGGTATCGACTACCGACCAGAGCAATCCAGTTCAGCAAACGCCACACCGCCGGCGATCCGGTAGAGCCAATCGCCTTTGTCCTGAAGAGCGATGAGGCGCACACCTAGCAAGGAGCAAACGACGATGACCAATAGTCCACAGGACATCACGCATCAAGTTGAGGCGTTGATTAACGAATTGGACCGACGCGCACAAGAGATCGACTTGGCCTACGAACAGATACGCGACTTACAGAGCCAATACCGGACGGCTTGCGAGGCCAGGGACGAGGCGCGGGAACTAGCGGCGATGTATCTCCAGTGTATGAACAGCCGAGCAATAGAGCGCGGGGAGACGGAGGAGCCCTGAGTGACCTAGCGCGGCGTCTCCTCCAGCCGATATGCCACCTCCGCCGAGTAGCGGTGCAGCCGCCGCACCCCCGGCGCTGACAGGTCCTCCACGACCGCCGTCAGGCTCGGGTTCGCCAGCGCGAGCCGCCGCGCCACCTCTTGAGCCGCCGCCAGATCGGAGAACGTAAGCTCCAGGCGGCTCACCCCCTCCCACTCGAACGCCACGCGAGAGCCGGCAGCGTCCAGGCAGGAGACGGGGAACTGGACCAGCGGCACGACGGCGGAGCCCAACTGCAGGATGTGGACGCCAGCCCCGGGCACGCGGAGAAGCGCAAGCCCACCCGACCCGCGGACGAGGGGCACGGCTTGGCCGTCGAGGACCGCGGCCCAGACTTGATCTACGGCGAGGTCGGCCATGAAGACGTCGGCAGCGTCCGCGGTGCTGAACCGGACGGTGAGGGACGCGGCGTGCAACGCCGGCCCCGCGGCGGGGAACAGCGCCAGCAACTCTGATGCACCCGTCCGCGAGACGAGTGCGCCCTCGAGCTCTCCGCCATCGCTGCGCACGAGGAGGGGCGCGGCGGGTGCCGGTGCCGCGGGATCGGAGACGCGAATGACGTTCAGAAAGCCCACCAGGCGCTCGTCGATAGCCGGCGAGATCCGGAGCTGCCACTTCTGCTCGCTCTTGGCCGGATTGGGATAGACGTCGGCCCACGCCGCGTCCTCGTCAATCACTCGCGTCGTCCGCTCGCGCGGCAGGAGCATGTCGAGCCGCACCTCCTGCCCGCCCGCCGTGCGCCATCCATACGCGCCGTCCGTGATCGCCGGCGCCACCGGAGCATGCAGGATCCATTGCTTCGCTGCGGAGGCGGCCTCGAGAATGCGCGTCCGATCCACGGAGGAGTATTTCGGGATGTCGACCTCGGCGACGGGACCGGCGCTCACGCGGTCATGGACGATCAGCACGTCGGACGGCGAGCCGGGCAGGTAGAGCAGGGACCGCGTCCACTCGTCCACGAAAGCAGGCGGCGGCATCCAGCGCGGCTCGGAGTAGTAGGCGCCCGCCGTTGTGCCAGCGATGTAATGATAGCGGCCATCCGGAGCGGACTGCTGGCCGGTCACGCGCCGCACGTCGCCCATCGCCGAAAGCCCGCCCAGCAGCATCGAGTTGGTGCCCTCCCCCTGCCCGGCCGGACCCTGATATGCGAGCGGATGGGTGAGCGCCCACTCGCCGCGCCGGTAGAGCTGGAAGTCGCCGAAGTATTTCACCTGATGGTCAACCGCAATCTGGCGCGGACGGAAGTGTGCCGCGAAGAGGGATCCGGAGGCCCCGCGATCGTGCTCACGCGCCACCAAGAGGCCCTGACCTGGCGCGAAGAACGAGCGCGCGGCAGCCCGCCAGTCGGCCTTCGGCCCATAGGGATCGTAGAAGAGCATCAGACGCGCCCACGGCTCCGCAGATTGATAGCCTGTCGCTCCATGCTTCGCGACCAGATCGTCGATCAGGGTGTTCAGGTAAGCGCCTTCGGGGAGGTTCCGCAGCGAGCCCTGCAGCATCCCCAGGAGCGTCACGTATTGGAACAGCCGTAGGTCGCGTGGGTTCTCAGTGTCGCCCCACTGGAGCGGTTGAGCGAGGTCCGGCGTAATCTCGTAGAGCTGACCGAGCGCGAGCCGCGGCAGCAGATCAGTCGCCTCCGAGAAGAGGTCGGACGCGTGGCGGTCACGAAGACCCTCGACGCCAAGAACGAGCAGCGAGAGTGTGCCGTGATTGTATTGCGTGCTCTCCGGCCAGACGCCGCCGGCGGCCAGCTCCTCGCAATACTGCCGGATGGCGTTTCGCAGGGTGCTGCGATCGGCGGCGGTGGCGGTGAACCCGCCCACGTAGGAGCGATTGATGAACTCATCCGCCCGAGGATTGTCGCCCATGGTAGCCACGGCGAGGAACGCGAACTCGAAGTACGTGCCCACCGTTTGATCGCTGTCCTCGGTGCGAATGGGAAAGAGCGGCGACCATCTGTTCGTCGTTGCCTCGTCCGCCCAACGATTGAGAGCCGCGATGTAGAGCTGCTTGTCAGACGGCGAGAGTGCCGGATACAGCCAGTCGAACAGCAGCGCCTGCTCGGCGCCGTTGGAACGCAGCCAGTTGCCGCCGCGCGTCGCCGTGCTCGTGAGCAGGGGTCGCAGCAGCAGCAACGCGCGGTTCGCGAACGCGACGTCACCGGTGGCCTGGTAGACGATGGCGGCCCAGAGGCCGGTATCTCCGTAGCGCTGGCCGGACGTGCCGGTCTTAGTGGCATTGCTGACGGTAAGCTTCCACCATGGGTGCCCCTCCGCCCTCATCCGCTGGATCGTGTCCTGCCACTCCGGCGTCCACAGCAGGCGCGGCGTGCGGCCCGTGGGCGAAGGAGCAGCGAGAGCGGGGCGGAGAACGGCGAAGGCGAGAAGCAGCAGCAGGGCGCGAAGTCGCATAGGGTCCTCCCGACGCAAAAGTTCACCTGGTTCCATTATAAGGGGTTGCTCTGTTCAACCGCCACCGGTAGACTATAGGCGAAGGAGACCAAAGCCATGAGTTCCAAGACTGGCGAGCCATTCGCCGTATTCGATGTCCAGACGCCGAAGAGCCTGCGGGCGAAGCAGTTCATCGCGACCAACGGGCCGCTGGTGAGGTTCGAGGAGATGGCTGGCAGCGGTGCTCATGCCGTGACCGGGCTGGCCGACCCGGACGAGCTCATCCTGAAGATCGGTGGCGGCTGCGTCGCGAGCCTGGACAGGGCGCGAGCCGCCGCGGTCATCGAGATCCTGGCCTACTGGCTCGCGAGCGGGCGGCTGTGGAAGGAAGAGGACGAGGAGTCGTGAGTTGAATTGGTCCGAAACGTGCCCTTCAGAAGTTGAGCTTGGCAGCCGATACATGAGTAGGTCGATTGAACTACTAGCAGAGGAGGATACGATGGAAAGACGATTTGACGGCCTTGATCAGGACGCCCGCGTCGCCCGCGCCTTCGGCAAGGGACTTGATCTCATCTGGTCGCTGACGCCCGCCGGCTCCTGGCAGTGCGAGAGCCCGAGCGGCAAGACCTACACGGTCAGCGCCGAGCACTGCGACTGCGCCGACTACCAGAACCGCTGCAGCAAGGTGGGAGCTCGCTGTTATCATCAGGTGGCGCTCGCCCACAAGCTGCTCGCCGAAGGCAAGGCGCTGCTCACGCCGCGCTCGGCCCCGGAAGGCAGGTGGCCCGACACGTTCTCTCCCTTCGTCTGCTCATGGTGCCACGAGCCACTGCGGCAGTCCGAGGCGCGCATCAACGAGTCGACGGGCGAGGTCATCTGCAAGCTGTGCGAGCCGGTGTCGGTCGATTGCGAGGAGATGACGCCGGAGGAGATCCGTGAGACCTTCCGCGAGCTGCAGGAGGAGGCCGAGGCGCCCTACCTGCCGCCGTTGAGCGACGAGGAGCAGGCTTCCTACCTCCGCATCTTCGCCTGACCGACGGACCAACTCTCCGGACATCCCGGAGAGTTGCCACGCCCACTTTCGAGAGGAGAACTTTGGTGACAGCGGGACTGATCCATAACCCAGGTGACCAGAGAGGCCCGTGCGAGGGCACTTGCGAGCACAGAAACTGCGCGCTTCTGCGGCAGGACGCCGAGAACGCCTGTGCGCTGTGTGGCCAGCCCATCGGCTACGCCGTCCCGTTCTACCGCAGCGGCGACGGTAAAGGCCTGGCCCATGCGGAGTGCTCCGAGCGCGAGCTGTAGGCGAAGTAGAGGGGCGCTGCCCCGCCCAAAGGAGACACGACCATGACGAAGTATCGCCTGGTAAAGACCAGGCTCGGCAGGAGAACAACCGTGACCTACTCGAAGAAGCGGGAGCGGATCGAGAAGGCCCTGGCTTTCTGGCAGGAGACGGAGCGAGACTATCCGAACGGTGCCACCTACACGATCGAGGAGTATACCCCCCGATGACACGCAACGCAGTCTTGAACGCGCTCGCCACGCTGCCGGGCAAGATCGCCGAGGCGGAAGCACACGCGCTGCTGATGGACCGTGGCCTAACGGCGGCACGGGAGCACCTGACCCGATGCGAGGACTCGCACCTGCTCTCCGGCTCCATCGATGGCCGGAACGAGGCCTTGCGAGCCGCCCAGGTGCGCGCCGCGACGCAGGTTTCCCGCGAACGCGTGCTGCAGATGGAGGAGAGCGTGGCCCGGGCGCGGATGGAGCTGCGGGTACTGGGCGTGGAGTTTTCGGCGGCGAAGGCGATGGCGAGGGTGATGGCGGGAGGTGAGGGATGAGGCTAGATGAGGTCTTGGACGTTGCCAAGGCTACCTATGCTGCCGAGTGCTCGCGTTTGTCATCGCAGGCCGATGCCGCAGAACAGGCGGCGCGCTCCCGGACGATGGACGCGCTCCGCGAGATCCTGGGGCGGCTGGGAGTGGATGCCGCGGGAGAACCGATGCAGTGGATCTTCTGGCGCTGCCATTGGTGCGCGGCACTCCGATCCGGCAGGCTCACACTACTGATGGCCAAGGGCTCCAACCGCTTGAGCGCCGAAGTTCGCTGCCCCTGCGGCGCCCGGGCGGAACACCAGGAGGGCGTCCAAACGCTGGAGTGCATCGGAGCGCTGGTTTCGCGGGCCACCTGCACCCTCGCGTGCAAGGACTCGGCGCATGAGCCGGAGGAGGCCTGACGTGAGCACCGCCACCAAGGAGCGCGCCAGCCGCGAGGCGCGGAACGTCCGCACCTACAGCCGCAAGGCAGCGGAAGCCTAATACTCCGCCCCGCCACCGCCAGCGGCCTGCCCGCCGCCGTCCCCCGGCACCCCGCGCTGCGCCATCTCGCCACGATCCATCTGGCCGAGAAGCGCCGACGCCACATTGACCCCAGCCTCCTCCTGCTCGACTTGGAATTCGTCGATCTGCTCCTCCGTGTAGTCGAGCTCCCGCAAGAGCTGCTTTCTCGGCACGCCCAACTGTTTTTTGAGGAGGAGCGTCTCAGCATGCTCCTTCTCAGACCTGGGAGCCGCGTCTTTCCAGACAGTCCGAAACTGGATGCTGGGATCGTGTCCAAGGATTACGTGGCAAAACCGGACCAGGTCCGCCCAGACGGCCCCGAACGCGAGCTGCCGGTCCTCCGCCTTCTTGATGAGCCTCGCCTCCAGTGCTTTCAGCGCCTCGCCCGACGGGGGGTTGCCGCCGAGCAGATTGAAGTAATGCAGCGGCACTCCGGAGATGCGCGCGATGTCCATGCGGAAGTCGTTGATGACGCCGGAGAAGCGCGAAAGGTCCGCCTGGGCGAACTCACCGAACCTCACGTCGGTGCTACCCGTCGTCCAGAGGCGATCGACCCCGGGCGTGAACGGCGGGATGGCCTTGCCGTCGTCGCCGGTCTCCACCTCGATCCCCGTCGCCCACCGCTGCGGGAGCGCGACGAACTCCATCGCCGCCATCAGATCCATGATCGCCTTGTTGAGCGCGTCCTGCAGCGGGACGACGTCGCGCAGCTCCGACTGGCCGCTCTTCCCGCGGCCCACGTTGTTCGCGAAGTGGAATACGGGCACGCGCTCGTAAGGGTTCGGCAGCGGCCACGGCTCGCCCGGGACCTCCAGCGGCAGGAGGGAGCCCGGCTTCTCCGGTGGGCAGGACTGCCGGCGCGCCGTGCGATACTTTTCGATGCGGTCGGCGAAGTAGAGCGTGAGGCGGTAGTATCCGTCCTCGTCCACCCATCCCTTGACCGCCCAGGAGATAACGCCCGGGCGGTCGAGATCGTACTTCACGCGCACCTGCTGGCACTCCTGCGGGTAGATCAGCGGGCGCTTGTCGTCCTCCGGGTCCGGCCAGACGATGACGAACGCGTCGCCGTCGCGCAGCGCCTGGAGGTGGACGTGGCCGGCCTCGACGTCCATCAGGTTGTCCTTCCACACGGCGCGCACGTGCCCCTCATGGACGCTCGCCTGCGCCGCGTCACGCAGATCCTGCTGGCGCTGGCGCTCCTCGGCGGGGCTGGCCCCCTCCGGCGCCTCCGGGTCCTCCACGTCCACCTCCAGGCCGGTGATGACCAGGCGATCGGCGACGGCGTCTACGACCGGAGGGCAGAGGTTGCAGCGGAAGCAGCGGAACAATCTGCCGAAGGCGTTGCGGAACTTGTCGCTGGCGAAGACCAGCCGATGCATTCCGAGGTAGTAGTGCTCGTAGAGCTCATAGTCGCAGCGCGTGCGCAGCAGCTTCAGCGCCTTCGGCAGGACTTCCTCGCTGATGTAGGGCTCACCATACGACACGTTACGCCTCCTACTCGACGATCAGGAACGACCTCGGGACGACGAGCCGGCTTCCCTGCACGAAGCAGTCACGCGGCAGATCGATCAGGACCTGGTCACCGTGCGCCTCGATCACGTCCACGCGGAGCTTGTCGCCGACGATGTCCGACTGATCGACGATGGTCTCGTAGTTCTCGCCGTTCACCTGCCACGAGGCAGAGCGTTCGCTGCCGAAAACGCCGCAGCCGACCTTGACCGGGATGAACACCTTGCTCATGGCCGTGTTAGCCCTCGCAGAAACCAGACGATGAGGCATACCGCCAGCACCCAGAAGATGAGGTCTACGAAGCTCATGGCGCCTCCCCTACTCGTCCCGCCTTGCCGCCGCGTCCTTTTCCTGCTGCTCCAGTTCCTTCCGGCCATAGCCGGTGATGATGAAGGCGTCCGGGATAGTGCCGCCAATGTCCTCGTCCTCCGCGTAATGGAAGTTGATCACTCGTAGACCTTCCGCGTTGCGGTCTTTCACACGGAGGATAACTTCCGCGTCGGGCGGGACACCTTCGAGCTTCTTCAGCAACGCTGCAACCGTCATCTATCTCTTACTCCTTACAAGGTCCTGATAGTACGAATTATGTGAGGACTACGGGAGCCAATCGTAAGCCTTTGCGTAGTCTTCAAGGTATTGCCAAGTGCAACCGTCGCCGGTCTCTGCCCATTCGTGCGCGCGGTTCCACATCTCACACGCCACGCCACGCGCCAGTTCCAGCTCCGCCCGCAGCCGGTCGCGCTCGGCCTCCGCCTCCTGAATGCATTCCATCAGGCGGTCCACGCCCAGGCTATGCGCCTTCGTCCATTCGCTCATCTCGCCCCTCAAGCTCCGGTTTCCGGAGCTATGTCAGTCCTTCCTCTTCGGCTGCTTCCGCAATCACCTTCGCGCAGTCCAGGCACACACAGGCGTGCCACGCCGCCAGATGAGGGAGATTGATACGGAGACAGTCCACCTTCTGCGGCCCCTCTCCGAAGTCACTGCCGCAGACATCGCACTCCGTCTCGATGTGCTCAATCGGCATCTTACACCCCCTATGGACCGATAATCCGGCTTATGTACGGTCGCGCAGGACTGCGAATCGGTTTATCTCGTCCGCCACATAGGAAAGCATCTCCTTCGTCCAGTTCTCGCCACGAAAGAAGCGCACGATGTCCAGCGGTATCTCCAGCGCAGGCTTCCCACCAATGGTGGCGTTCGCCAGTTCCTCGGAAGGAATGGCAGGCATCACCCACTCCGGCAGGTCGCCATCGCGGCAGCGGTCCCCCTCCATCGCAACGGCAAACCCGCAGACCGATAGATACCAGCGACCGCAGGACAACCGAACTGCTGCGACTGCCTGGCGCTCACTCATCCCCTCGCCCTCTCGCTCACCGGTCGCGCAGGATCCACACCGCGCCACGCCTGAACGAGCGCCTCCGCAATCGCGTTCAGCGCCTGCTCCTGGGCCGTCTCGTGCCGACCGCCGGTATCGTCGAACGGCGCGAAGTGGAGATGCAGTAGCTCGTGGACGAGGGTGCCCTCCCAATCGCCGTCGGTGATATCGGGATTGCCGTCGCACCGCTGCCCCGGAGGCACCAGGTAGATCGTCGCCGACCTCTGCTGCAGGTTCCAATGCACCTCTCCGGAACGACCGAGCACGCTCATGCTGGCCCAGTCGCGCCACAGGGGCGTTACGCGCCAGTCGGCGAGGCGCAACCGCTGCTGCCAGTCGCGGCACGCCTGCTCGAGCTGCTCCTGCGTCACCGACTCACTCATTCCGCTCTCCCCAACTGCCGCCGATATCGCTGCGTCAGCCGTGCCAGTGCGGCCGCCTGCTTCTCCGTGATCGTCGCCTCCGGGTCCTCGGCGCGAGCCGCCAGATCCCGAGCGAAGCGCTTGTCCCAGGAGCCGGGCAGGAACGAGCACCGCGCGAGCCGGCGCGCCTGCTGGCGCCAGTCCTGCGGGGCTTCACTCACTGCTCCGCCACCGCCCGGCGCCACAGGAACCGCGCCTGGGGGTGCTGCAGCGTCCCGTTCGGGCTCAAGTAGAGCTTGTCGATCGGCCCATGTCGATAGGTCCGGCTCAATGTGAGGTAGAGACGCCGTCCTCCCCAGCGAATGCGAGCCTGCACGCCCCAGCCGAAGAACGTGATCCGGTACCCGAAGAGCGACACAGGCGTCGGGTCCACGAGGCAACGCCGACCCTTATGATCGACGCGGGTCAATTCCCATGCCGGTACGCCCCGGTCCCACTGCGACAGCTCCGGGTGCTCCCAACCGCCGACCCAGATCACCCATTGGCGGAGCGTCTTCCACGGCGACGAGAGCCGCCGGATCGCCCGCTCGTAGCCAAGCCGCCCGGCGAAGCGCAGGACGAAGTAGGCCTCTTCCTCAGTCAGCCCGGACTTCTCCATCGCCTCTGCCAGATCCATCACAATACCTCTTTCAGAATGCGTGCGCTTTTGCGCCCGATCCGCCGAGCATGAGTTCGGTTAGACTCCACGCTAGGGCATCCAAACGATCCGGGCTGTCCATCCCCGGGACCCAGTCGGTGAGCTGGCTCTCCAGCGCAGCGAAGTGCCCGACGTGATGGACGAGCCCTTTCTCATAGAGCGCCGCCACCGGTTCCGCTCTCGTGAACTTCCCCCGCGCCGCCCGCACGGCCTTGTAACTGACGTTCTTCTCCGCCGCACGCAGGACCGTCTCGACCAGGTCGCCACCGTTGTTGACCTCCGCCACGACCCTGTCAGCCTTCCACTCCTCGTAGGCCATCGCGACCGCGGCGGCCCACTCCGCCGGCTTCGCGCGCAGGGTGCGATCGTCGAGGACGTAGCCGTGCCCGTCCACGCCCAGGCCGGCGACGATGATCCCCGTCTCGTTGCTGTCCTCGCCGCTCGTGACGGCCGGGTCCACGCCGACGACGATGCGCTTGAGCTTCGGGGCCGCCCTGACGCGCAGGCTGTCAATGAGTGCCTGGCTCCAGAGTGCGTCCGGGTTGTCAGTCAGCAGCTCGGCGTTCAGCTCCTGCCGGCCCAGGCGCGTGCCCTCGTAGCGCTTGATGATCGCGTCGAAGAAGGCGGGCGCCAGGTTCGCGCGGTTGTCATAGCTGCTACCACGCGTCACGACGCAGTGCGGGTCCGCCATGAGATCACGCAGGATCTTGATAGGCCGCGGCGTCGTCGAGATCAGCGCCCGCGGGTCGGGTCCCAGCCGGAGCCCGAACATTGCCTGGTCCCATGCTTGCTCGGCATAGCGCCATGAACAAATCTCGTCCGCCCAGAGCCGTTCGCTCTGCTTGCCCCTGAGCCTTTCCGGCTCGTCCGCGGTGAAGATCAGGCTCGTCGCGCCGTTCGGCCAGAGCAGCTTCCGCTCGGACTTCCTGAACTCGGGGCGCTCGTCGTCACGGCAGATGGCGAGGATCCCGCTCTCGCCGTCGACCATAATGTCGCGTGCGTCGTCCGCCGTCGCACCGATCAGGTTGACGATCCCGAAGCTCTTGACGCTCTCCCGGACCCATTCCGCACCCGCTCGGCTCTTTCCGAAGCCACGGCCAGCGAGGATGACCCAGTAGCGCCAATCGCCCAATGGCTCGATTTGATCCCGGCGGGCTACCGAAAGCCAATCACGAGCCAGCCACCGCCTCGTCTCCGGCGTCTGTTTCAGCAGCCACTTCGCATACTCGTCGGGCGGCAAAGGCTGCTCGATATGAGGATTCCAGGCTCTCAAGTGGGTCGTCAATCTCGACCCTCACCTGCTGCTCCTTGCGCTCGCGCCAATCCTGATGGAACCGGCGCTCAAGGATGAACTGTGCGGCGAGCCGGTCGCCATCGCGCGCCATCAGCCTCAATGACGAAACAAGCGAAGCCTCCGCGTGGCCCTCCGCCTCCTCCACTTGTTTGGCGAATTCGGGGTAGCGGTTGAGCCAGTCGCAGAAGGTGGATTGGTCCACGCCCGCGCACAGGGCCGCAGCCTTACGCGTGTTGCCCTCCTCGAGCCACTCGAGGATCCGCTCCACTCGCTCCGGAGTATACTTCGTCGGCTGGCCTCTCCGCCTCGGCTTCGACGGCGCTCCTCCTGTCCCCGGCCTCGGTCCCGGCACGTTATTCCCTCCCGTCCACCTTCACGACGATCCCGTCGTCGTCCACGCTCACGGTGCAGCCCAGCGCCCCGCACAGCGCCCGCAGCCGCACCCACGTCTGCCCCGCGTGGATCGTACAGTCCTCCATCGGCACCTCGGCCTCTTCGCCGTCAGCCCGCAGCACCCGAAGGCGACGGCCACCGTGCTCCACGACGCGCTCCGTGTTCTCGGGCAGCCAGAGGCCGCCGTTGGCAATGAAGCTGCCGAGCGAGACCGCAGCCTTGGCGTCGGGCTTCCAGATGACCGCCGTCTTCTCGAACCAGCGGCGCACGAGCTTGATGGGGAACTCGCTGCCAGGGCAGGCCGTCGGGTGCGTCGGCAGCGCCACCTCTTTGTGCCCGGCTACCTCCAGCGGCGGGCGAGCAAAGCGGCCGGCATAGAGCCAGGACTTCTGCAAGAGCCAGCCGCCGAGAGCGTCAAGCTGCGCACGCGTCGGCGGGCCGGTGAAGCCGGGCTCCGGTTTGTGGAAGTTCCCGACGAGGCAGACGTGGAGCTTCCCTGCGTTCGCTCCGAAAACGGCAGCCCCCTGTTTCTCGTCGGCGCGACCGTGGCCGATCCAGCCATCCCCCATCCCCCGGCCGTTACCGCAAACGGCGTGGTAACCGATATCAGCCCACCCGCGCGCCATGTGCTCACGGCGGAACTGATCGACCGATCCGGAGGCGCCGGCGGAATGGTGTATGACCAGCGTGTCGATCTTCCTCATTCTCGACCGCCTTCGATCATCCGCTCGCCCCGTCGCTCGATCTCCTCGCGCAGAACCTGCAAGGCTTTCTCGCGGACGTACTCGCGCGAGCGGCCCGTAGTGATCGCTTCGATCTCTCCCGTAAACCAAAACGCATCGACTTTGTCGCGGCAGAGGAAGCGCCGGAAGAACCAGAGTTTGGCCTCTATGAAACAGTAGATCAGAAACGATATCACAGCGCTACCTCGGGGCACGAGTGGAGGTCGATCACATCATAGTCCCTGGCCTGGCATGCGAACCGGTCGCGCGGGATCTCCACCCACCGCAGAGGGGGCTGCCAATCCAGGACCCACACCCTGCCGTCATGCGTCTGGATCCGCCACAGGCATCCCGTGGCCGGCTGCGATAGGAACCAGTAGCCGCCGGTGCCGTTCCGCTTCGAGGGTGCCTCCGAGATCACGGCGTTTCTCCTCCGCTGACCGCCCTCGAAGCGGCCAGCAGCGCACGGTCCAGCCGTTGGTCCACCTCCAGCCTCGCCCGTCTCGCCGCCACGAGCTTCGACGTGTCCCGCAGCTCCTTGGCAACGTTCACGTCAGCGGCCTTGTCGACGTAATCCGCCAGCGCGTGGGCCGCTTCGACGAGATGGAGCGCCGCGGCCTCGGCCAGCGGGCGGACGAGCGCGCGCCTCTGCTCCGCGGTGACGCCGCGCATCTCCTGCTCGAAGACGGCGTCAATTTGCTTCGTGAGCGCACGCGAAAGCGACATCGCGCCCGCCCTGCCCTGCTCGGCGGCAAAGCGCTTCGTCAGGATCCGCTCCACGCCGCGGCGCAGGCCCTCGCCACCCGCCGCCGCACCCAGGACCTGGATGACGAGCTCGGGAACGCTGACAGCCGCTCGGGCGTGCTCGAGGGCGAACTTCTCCAGGACCTCAACAAGTTTCACGGCAGGGCCTCCTCGCGATCCGCTTCTCCATCCATCTCCTCCTCCGTCGCTACTTCCGACCTCACCGGTTCCTCCGCGACTAGAAAGTGGGCCGACGAGGGCGGTATCACCTCGGCGTTCTGCTTCGACGCCCGCAGCAGCACGGCCATCGCCTCTGCCATGCTTTCCGCGGTCGTGGCCGCTCCCGCCGCCATCAGCACCATCCGGCTGCAAGCGTCCTCTTGGAGCAGAGCGTCCTCGCCGTTCTTCGCCAGCGTGTCCCGGATCGTGGCTCCCAGCATCGCCACGAGGATGACCAGGCCCTGCTGCCATGAGAGCGCTCCTTTCGCCGCGGCGTCCACCAGCGCCATGCCGATTGCGGCCAGCGCCACCCAGGTCGTTTTGCTCGTCCAGAACGTCGATGCCAACCTCAAGTTGCCTCCTTCGTCGAATTCGGATGTTGATCTTCTTCATGATACACGCGCATCGGTTTTCATGCAAGTCTACATCTCTTTGCGATCTGTTCAACTCGCATCTTGCATGCTAAAATGGAGCCTGAGACGTGTTAGCGTCAGTGACCGCCGGGGATAAATCCCCGCGGCTTGCAATGGCTCCCGTGCCAACGGAAGAGCTGCAAGGGAAACTTGCTGACTAGCCAATGCAGTAACTGAACGGCCTTCCCGTGGCAGGGAGAACGACATTGCGGGTGCCCACCTAGCCTGCTTTCCCTCGGGCCGTCAGTGGCGAAGGTGTGTAGAGACGAGTTTCCGGTCTCGGCTTACAGCGACAAAACCGGAATTTCTCTTTCTTCGTGCCGCACGAGCGTTGAACTGCGAGGAGGAGCGCGGTGATGGCGATGGAGACGGAGCGGATGAGCCGCGAAGAGGAAGTCATGCTCTGCCTGTGCGTGCAGGGCAAGCGCCACGATGTGGACCCGGCGGAGGCGTCGCGCAGGCTCGTAGCCGCACACCATCGCCTCATCCGCCAACTCGCAGGTCGGATCCACGCAAGCTTCCTGGATCCGGATGACGCCCTCCAGGAGGCGCGACTGGCGTTCCTGCGCACGCTGGTCGGCTTCGATCCCGCAAAGGGCGCACGGCTCGCGACATACGCGCATCACTCGATCGTGAATACTCTCTACCAGGCGATGGACAGACACTCCCGGAGCATCCGGCTCTCGTTTGGCGCCCAGAAGGCCCTTCGCCAGGTCACTGCCACGGTCCGGCAACTAGAGGCGAGAGAGGGCCGCGCGCCCTCGGACGAGGAGATCGCCCGCGAGCTGGACTGGACGGAGGAGCGGGTCGCCTGGCTCCGCGCATTGCCCCAGGAGGCGATACCGTTCGAGGCGAGCACCTCGGCGAGCGATGACAACGAGGGCCTCCCACTGATCGACGTGCTCCCCTCCGACGATCCCCCGATCGATGAAGCCGTAACCGACGCCCTTCTATGCGACCGCGCTCTCTCCGTGCTGTGCGAGCGCGAGCGGGACCTCCTCCTCCGCCGGTATGGACTCGCACCCTATGAGGATCGGCAGACGTGCCGCGAGATAGCGAGGGCGGTATGCTGCTCTCCACAGCGCGTGGCACTCATCGAGCGGCGGGCGCTGCGCCGGATCCGCAAGGCCCTTGGTGTCCCCGCGACCGGCGCCGATCGCTGACGCTACCGCGCCACCCTCCCGCATTTGCCCCAACCGACCGAGAATCTATGTCAGTCGTGTCAATCACCATTTCCGGTTACGACGCGATGTTGAAGTTGGCACGCTTCCTGCTACCCTTCGGTTAACCGAAGGGTGCTACCCTTCCGCAGCACTGGAGTTAGCTCTCACGAAGGAGAGAAAGATGCGAGGAAAACCGAGAGAAGTTCTGGGGACGGACGAGAAAGGCGAGCCGTTCCTGGGCGTTACCGCACATGCAGAGGCGATACTCCATCATGAGGATGTCGCCGATCTACGGGCCTATGCGAAGCACTTGGGACTGAGCTACAGCGCCTACCTCGATGGGCTCTTCGATGCGGCGGTGAGGCCAGCCGTCGCGGAGGCCAGAGCCTGGACGCTGGAGCAGGACAGGGAGCGCCAGGAGCTGGAGCGTCGAACAGAGGAGCTGGAGCGGCTCCTGGAGGAGGCAAAGGAGGAGCAGCGGCGACTGAAAGGGCGTCTGCCCCGGCCCGGTCGGACGGAGTAAACAGCAGCGGGCGGAGGACGGTCTCTCGACCGTTGCCTCCGCCCGCCGTCCGCCTCTGCTACCGGCGGCTCATCAATCTGGGTTCGGGTCTGGCCGGAGGCCTCGAACCTCCGTCTCCCGGTTCAGTGCCGGGCGTGTTACCCATTACACCAGGCCAAAGGTAGTATCGGGCAAGCGGCCCCGGCGGGAGTCGAACCCGCCCCTCCGCCGTCGCGGTGCTCGTCCCTTTGCGAGCTACGGGGCATTGCCCGAACGGTCGGGGCCGGGAATCGAACCCGGTGACCGGTTAGGCTCCAGCCGCCCCAACCATGCGCGGGCGCCAAGCACCGTCTCGATCGTTGCCTCCGCCCGCTGCCCAGATGGTGCCGATTCGCACGGCAGTGGCCGCCTGCACCTTATGAGGGAATTGGCATCTGCCCGGCACGTGCCCGCTGCGTCCATCGCAGTTCCATCTGCTCCCATTTTAGCGAGCGGGCGCGCGTCTGTCAATCTCACGCGCGCAGGAGAGTTGCAGCCAAGGGCTTGCTTCATTGAACCCTAATCGATATACTATCATTGGGGGTTCAACATGAAGATCGACATCAACGTCAGGCGACACAGAACGTGTGGCAGCTTCGTCTACTTCATTCAGCCGATCGACGGCGGGCTCATCAAGATTGGAGTGGCAGTCCATCCAGCGTCACGCCTTCGTCACATCCAAGCCTGCAGCCCACTGGTGTTGAAGGTGCTTCGACTGGTAGCCGGCGATCATGATTTGGAGAACGAGATCCACACGGCATTTCGCTTCTGCCGGCAGCATGGCGAATGGTTCGAGCCGGTCCCACTCTTGCTCGGCTGGATTGACTTGCTTCCGAATGACCACTTTACTGAAAGCACCCGAGCGGCTCACCGTTACTATGAATGCCCGCGCTGCAACTGGATCGGCCCGTTAGGCCGCACTCGCCATACGTGCCATTCCTGCAAGCATACGCAGCTCACCGCACGCCAGGCCTCCCTGTGCCAGGTGTGCGCAGACACGGTCTTGGACATCCACGGACATGAGCAGGAGTGCCGAACTACGCTGCCGATCTGGCGGGCAGGACCGTCCCGGGCGGAGCAGATTCGCCAACAGGTCAGGGAGCGGCTTCTGGGGCAACCTTCACGCCTTCAATCCAATGGCTGAACAACATTCTCACCGCGAATGAGCGCAACATGAACCAACTGGCCGCCCGTCCGGTCGCAACTCGGGACGCCTGGACGAGACGAAAAGAGAGCCGGGCGGCGGCTGCTCGGCTCTGATTCGATTAAGGCAGTTTTTCTTTTTTCGTGGCTGCGATACGCCCTATTTCCGCGTCATCCAATTTTCATCCAACGGCCCCCAGTGCATCTCCCATCGCGCGATCCATCACACGCGCCGCTTCCCGCATGTGCTCCGGGAGTGCGTGGCCGTAGACCTGCACCGTGAAGGAGGGCGTGCTGTGTCCCAGCACGGCCTGCACAACGGCTGCACCCTGCCCGCAGCCCAAGAGCGCGGTGGCGCACGAATGCCGCAGGCTGTGGAAGCGTGTCGTGGGCAGCCCAAGCCGAAGCGCCTGGTCCCGGAACGCCGTCGACAGTGCGCCCCGGGACCAGATGGAGCCGTCTTCGCGCGCGAGGACCAGGTCGTTGTTCTGCCACCCGTCGCCGAGCTGCAACCGCTGCGTCGCCTGCTCGCCCTTGTGCCGCCGCAACTCGCGTGCCAGGGCCTCCGGCAGCGCCAGCTTGCGCGTCTTGCCGCTCTTCGGCAGCTTGAACTGCAGGCCGCGCTTCTTCGTGTCCTCCAGCGAGCGCCGGATGGTGACAACGCCGGCGCCGAAATCGATGTCGGCCCATTGCAACGCGACGCACTCACCAGCGCGCAAGCCCAACATCCCACCGAGCAGCACCGCGATCCGTAGCCGCCCGCTGGTCGCCGGGACGAGGCGCCGCAGTTCCTCCACCGAAAGCGCTGTCACCTCCTCGTGCGTAACCCGGGGCTTCGCTGCGGTGTCGCACGGGTTCCGCAGCAGCCGCTCCTGCCGGACGGCATCCTGCAGCGCCGCGCGCAGGAGCCTGACGTAGTGCCGCAGACTTCCTGGAGAGAGGGAGCCCGCCCTGCCGTCCCGCCGCGCCCCGGGCGCTGAGGCACGCACCAGCCACGCTTCGATGTCGCGCGCGGTCAACTTCTCCAGCGGCAAGGCTCCCAGCTCGGGAATGACCCAGACGCGGAAGACGCCCGAGTAGGACTGATGGCTCTTCGGGCTCAAGCGCAGGGCGCCCGTTGTCGCGAGCCAGGCCTCCAGGTAGCTCGCAACCGTCTCACCGCAAGCCGGTTTCAGCTTGCCGGAGCCGACATCCGCCAGCATAGTGTTGAGCGTGCGCTGCGCGAGGCGGACCCCGCCGCGCACCGTGCGACTCTTCTGGCGCGGCTTGCCGTCCGGGCCACGCCCCAGGCTGACGATACACTCAAAACAACCGGGCGACCGTTCTCTCAAATGACCCTTCAACTGTGCCCTCCTTCGGTTGTGCGGCGGTTCAAGCGCCCGCCGCGAGTTTACCGGTTTGACAGCCACCGAAGCAATCCCTTCCGAGCGAAAGTTCAGCCTGTCTCGTTGCACTGCGAGAAATAGTTCGCCTGACCCCTTGCAGTTCCAGCGCTGCGTCTGTATACTTCAACCATCCGCACAGAGCGGTGCCGAGGGGTTAATCTTCGGCGTGACAAGAAGGAGGAGTTATGAAGGGGTTCAAAATCGAGATGACCGGAAAGATGCCTTACCTGATGAGCACCCAGGTGCCCGCCGACGGCACCAGGCCGGAGGTTCAGGAGCTGAAGGCACTCCAGCGGATGCAGGAGCAGAAGAAGACGCCGGAGATCTACAAGAAGATCGCCGACATTGAGTGGGATCCTAATCTCCATTTGAAGGATGGCCAAGTCGTCATCCCGGCCATGAATCTGAAGCAGGCGATCGTTTCCGTGGCCCGCGAAGAGAAGAAGGGCACACTGGTCGAGCGGTATGTCAGCTTCGATCGTTTCTATTTCCCGCTCGAACACGAAGGTCCGAAGGACATCAAGGAACTGAAGGCTGACGATCGTTTCCGGGACACACGGCTGGCAAACCATGGCAAGAGCCAGGGCAAGATTTGCATGGTGTTGCAGACGCGCCCCATCTTTTATGCCTGGAAGTGCACAGCGTTCCTCCTCGTGAATGACGAGAAGATCGACCCGAAGGACTTTGAGCGATGGATCCATGCGCTCGGCAGGTTCTACGGCCTCGGTGCCTACCGGGACCTCTACGGACGATTCGATGCGAAGGTCTCTGAGGTCGCCACAGAAGGCTGTGGCCGCCTGAAGGCAGCCGCCTGACGCGAAACGTTCGCCGAGCCGAGTCGAACCGATCCGCCGCGACGCGGCGCGAACTGACTCGAGGCGAGCCGATCCGAAGCGCTCGACGACCCGACGCGATTCGAAACGATCCGAGCCGAAGCGAAGCGACGCGACGCGAGCCGACGCGAGATGAAACGTTCGACGAGCCGACCCGAGCCGACGCGAAGCGACCCGAGACGAATCGAGCCGACCCGAAGCGAGCCGAGGCGACGCGAGCCGAAGCGCTCGACGAACCGATGCGAGCCGAGGCGAGGCGAAGCGAAGCGACGCGAGCCGAACCGAGCCGAACCGAGCCGAAGCGAGGCGAGGCGAGGCGAGACGAAACGTTCGCCGAGCCGAAACGACTCGAACCGAATCGACGCGATCCGAACCGAAGCGACGCGTTCAATGATTCGCTTCGATCTGACGCGACGCGGAGTGACACGATCTGATCCGCACCGAAGCGAGACGAAACGTTCGACGAATAGGCGCGATGCGAACCGAAGCGACCCGAGTCGATGCGACGCGGTTCGAACCGGATCGAACCGATCCGATCCGAGCCGACTCGACGCGATCTGACCAGTCGTGAACCGCAGGGGGCAGACTTCTGCCCCCTGCCCTTTCTACCAGGAAGGTGAACAGTGAACGCGAAAGCGAAAACCAGGACCCAGGCGGAGCGTGTCTATCACGACGTCTTTTCCGGTGGCGAGATCGGTCGCCAGTACAGCCGCCAGGAAATCGAAGCGAAGTCAGGCTTGTCCTATCGCAAGGTCCAGACCCTCATGGCCGGGAAGTACGGCGTGAAGATGAGGATGCTGAAGGCGGAGGGAAAGCTCATCCGCAGCGTGCGCGGGGAGGGTTACGGAATCGTCCACCCCCGAGAGGCTGCTGACGTGATCGAAGGCCTTCACGAGCAAGCCGGCACCAAGATCGAGAGGGCGGGACTCACAGGCGGGTTGATAGATCGGCGCCCGATGGAGCGCGAGGAGCGACAAGAGCTTGACCTCCTGCTCTTCATCACGCACAACCTCCAGGCCCAGTTCGACGAGGTGAAGCGACGCCAGGACATCATGGCGCAGATCGCCGCGCGACACGATAGCCGGATCGCAAAGCTGGAGGAAGCCGCCGGCCTTCAGTCCGACGAAAGCGAGATCGGCGCTCTTCAGGAGTCCGCCAGCGACGCCAGCAGCGTGCAGACGCCCTGACAGCGACCTGCGCGGGGAACCTGCGCGGGGAACCTGCCCTCCCCGCCCAACCAGAAAGGAATGTGATGGAAACACGAGATCTCGGCGAGTTACCTGGCATTCTCACGGTGCGAGAAGTGGCTGCGTTCCTGAAAATCGGGGCCGACGCCACCTATCGCCTGATCCGCGAGAAGAAGCTGACCGCCGTGAAGGTCGGCCGTTACCTGCGCGTCAGCCGCCGCTCCTTGGCCGCCTTTTGCGGCGTCGACGACGGCGACCTGGCCACCGCCCGCGACCGCCGCCGCGAGGAAGTCGACACGCTTCTCGCCCGCTACCGTGCCGCCTCCGATGAGGTCGCCCGGTGCGCCGCCCGGCTGGCGGAGCTGGGCGTGAGCCTTGAGGCGCCGAAGCCACAGTCGGCGATACGATAGGAGCAAGGAGAACACGATGCCTGCACTGTTGACCGAGGTAACCGTCGATCTGGTGATGAGCTTCTGCCCCTGCTACAAGCGCGAGGAAGTGGAGGCGATAGCGGCAGGCCGGACCAGCCTCACGCCGCTGGAGGTCTGTGACCTGGACGTACCGCCTGCGCATCTGCTATGGCTGCTCTTCCGTGAGGGGTTCCTGCCGGCTCGGAGGCTGCACGAACTCGCCTGCGATTTCGCCGAACGGGCGCTGCAGCAAGAACGCAAGGCTGGCCGAGAGCCAGACGCACGCTCCTGGGCGGCGCTCGATGTGAAGCGCCGATGGGCTCGAGGCGAGGCCACCGACTTGGAATTGCGTGCCGCCAGGATCGCCGCATGGGCCGCCAGGGCCGACGCCAGGGCCGACGCCTGGGCCGCCAGGGCCGACGCCTGGGCCGCCGCCTACGCCGCCAGGAACGCCGCCAGGAACGCCGCCAGGAACGCCGCCTGGGCCGCCGCCTGCGCCGCCGGGGACACCGTCGGGGACGCCTCCTACGTCGCCGGGGAGACCGTCGGGGACGCCGAAGCAACCTGGCAATTGGAGCGCGTGCGCAGCGCCCTTGCTGCACAGGCATTGATGCCCGCCCCGACCGGAGAAGGAGACGACGCGAAATGACGGTTCACTTGCGACGCTGGACTGCTTACTGCGAGCCGTGCGACCTGGACATTGAGCTGAAGGGCATGGTCTATATGCTGGCTCGCCACGTTGACGAAGACGCGACGAGCTGTTCCCTCCTGTGTCCAAGCTGCGGACGCAACGTCCTGTTTACGCGACAGAGACCGAAGCGACCCAATGCTCCCGGCGCGAGCAGCGAAGGGGAAGATCGATGAAGGCGGCCAAGCCGACCGATAGCGCCCTCGCCCGCCTGCGAGAGCGGTGCGCGTGGACCGCCAAGACCGCCGCACTGCAGGTCCTCCTCGACGAGGACGATGTGCAGTGCGCCGGCGAGTGCGAGCAAGCGCGGCGGCGGAAGAAGCGCGTCGCGCCGTCACCGGAGCAGAGCAGGAATTCATGAAGACGCTTGAGCTGTCCGACGAAGCCTATGCACGGGCGATGGACCTTGCGCGCCGCTGCGAATGGACGGTCGAGCGCGTCATCGCACAAGCCCTTGAGGACGCCGACGACCTCCAATGCGACATCGACCTGTGCGACGCGCGCAGACTGAACACGCTCGCCGCCATCCCCGATCCCGCCTGACCTGACCGGCCGGCGTCACCCCGGCGCCGGCCGCTTTGCCACTGCACCCGCACCTCCCACCGCTGCCCTTCGGCCTGCAGTTCAGCCCGGCGTGCGCTCGCAAGAAAAGGGTCAAGCACCCCCTTGCACTTACGCACGTCGTTCCGGTAAGGTTGAACCGTAGCCTAATTGATTGGCCGGCAGTTGAACTCCGGCCCGCGCAAGGAGGAGAGACATGACCTGTCCGGTTTGCGGCAGTCCCGCAGAAAACGGGCGAATCGTCTGCCGGTGCGGTTGCGCCGCGATGTGGGTGGAGCGAGGCGACCAATGGCTGCCCGCAGAGGTCGAGAAGCCGCAGTCGGCGCTCGTGGGGGAGTTCGTGAACCACTATCTGATGCAGCAGCGCGCGAAGGCCCTCGTCCGCCGCTGGAACGACGCGCACCCAGAGGCGCCGGTCGCTGCGGAGACCGTGGAGGAGGCTGTGAGCGCCTACTGCCAGGCCGAGACGCTGGGAGCCACGCCCGCCGGCCTGGAGTGCCAGAGGCGGATGCTGGAATTTACTCTACAACTCCCCATCGCTTTCGTCGACACGCTTTTCCTTGGGAGGGACCTGCCTTGAACACGCTGACCGATACCGACATCCTCACCGCCGCTCCCGCTTACGCCGGCCCGGAGCGCAGGCACGACCTGGAGCGCCGACAGGGCATCGCGGAGATGAGCCGCGAGGAGCTGGTAGAGGAACTCCTCGTCGACCGCCTGACCGGATCCCTCTCCGCACGCGCCTTCGAGGATGCCGAGTCTGCGGCGCCGTGCGCGTACATGGCCATCCTGGACCTGGACAGCTTGAAATTTGTGAACGACCATCTGGGCCACCAGGCAGGAGACAGCATGCTGCAAACATTTGTTCTATCCTGCTTCCAGGAGCGCAGTCTCCCGTATCGCGTCGGTGGCGATGAGTTCTGCATACGGTTCCGGACGGAGGAGGACAGGGATACCATCTGGCGCCGGCTCATCCAGCTCGACCGACGCTTCCGCAATGCTGCCTGGGCCTGGCGCGGCGAGGACGGTGAGACCCGCGCGGCGACCGGCGCCGGCTGCTCCTTCGGGTTCGGCGAGACCCGCGAGCAAGCGGAGGCGCACCTGCGCGCGATGAAGGAGGCTCGGCAGAAGGCGGGCCTGCGTGCGGCCCGCGGCTGCCGTCCCCGGAGCCTGCGCCTGCTGTGCGAGAGCCTCCCGCTGCAGCAGTTGCTCTGCGACGAGGTCGAGGCGGCGTAATGGCGTGCAACTGTATCGCCGAAAAGAACGAGTATCTGTCGCAGTGGGATACCGAGCTGAATGTGACCCTCGGCGATGACCCGCGCGTCATCATCGGCGTGATCTCGACCTCGCCCGGCAGAATTCCGGTCGCGCTCGTCGCCGACTTCTGTCCCTTCTGCGGCCAGGCCTATGCCGATGAGGCGGCCCGGTGACCGGCTTCTGCGTCCAGAGCGCGCGACTGCAGGACCCGGTGGGGCAGACGGCACTCGTCGGCTCGGTCTTGATGGCAGTCCTGCTGCTCGTGCTCTTCCTGGCCGGCGTCGTCCGCGCGCTCTGGGAGAGGCGGCGGTGAGGAAGCTGACGCCCGATTTGCTCGATGAGCTACGGCGGCGGCGCGCGGAGGGCGAGAGCCTGCGGTCCATCGGCAGAGCCCTCGGCATCTCCCACGAGCGCGTGCGGCAGGTGCTCGTGGGCACCGACCCGAAGCCGGCTCGCAAGCGGGTCGCCATGCCCGGCGAGGTCTTCAACCGCCTGATGGTGCTCTCCGAGTGGAAACGGAGCGTCCACGGTCAGCGCCAGGTCTTGTGCCGGTGCGAGTGCGGCAAGCTCACCGTCGTCGCGGCAGCAACCGTGGCGGGCGGGCTCACGAAGAGCTGTGGATGCCTGCAGTCGGAGCTCTGCGGGCGGCGGCGCCTCATAACCATCAAGGGACGCACGCAGCACCTGGCCGCCTGGCTGCGCGAGGTGAGGCTCTCCGATCGATGCTTCCGGCTTCGGCTCCGAGCCGGCCTGACGGTCGAGGACGCCATCACACGTCCGCCGCAGGAGGGTCGACGGCTCGACGGGCGCAAGAAGCGGAAGCCCACGCAGAGGCGAGGATAGGCGGCTCGCTTATCACTCAGCAGAAATTCAACTTTTCAGCTAGGAATGGAGGAAGAGTTCAACGAGAACGAATGTTCGCTCTTGCAACTTGAACTGGGGTGTAGTATACTGCCTGTCAATTATCCCCCAGGCTCCGTGTTGAGCCCATTTCACGACCTGGGGCCGCCGATCCGACGGGGCCTGACCGATGCAGGGAGCGCCGGAGACGAGAGCTGGTTCAGGCTCGTCTCCACTTATCTTTTCCGCTCAAACCCTACTAAAAGTTTCAAATTTCGAGCTCTTAGTAGAGTCAAGGGAAAAAGTGGTCGCTTCCGGTCCCCAGGTGTGCTGTCTGTAAAGCCCCCTGTTGAGGGAGGGTTAGCAGAGGTGAGGCGGAAGGAAGAAAGGGCCGGGGGGGCTTAGGGGGGGTTGAGTAAAAACTGCAACTTTGTGAGAAGCGTTCTCGCTGGAGACTAAAGTCACATGCCGAATTCCAAAGAATGGGCAGAGTTCCACCTCCTGAAAGAGAAGCTGAAGCAGCCGCTGCCGCGACCCGTGCGCGAGGAGGTCACGGCAGCGGCGGACGGTGCGCCCCTTCCCCCACTCCTCCCGCCCGGTGCCCCGAAGTGGATAGTGGCCGCGCTGCAGGGCTGCCGCCGCGCCCCCAAGAAAGAGCTGGCCATCCCCCTGCCCCCCAGCAAGATCGGCCCTCCGGAGCGCTACATCTCCGAGGAGGTCCACAACCAGATGGAGCGCGAGCGGGTCTTCCGACCGCGCGACAAGGCCCGCCGGGCGCAGACGACGCTGCGTTTCGACGGCGAGCCGCCCCGGAAGCCGCGGGGTGCAGCGAGGTAGACGGAATATCTACCTCGTCCCCACGGCGGGGCATTCGATTGAACTCCGCCGCCGCCTCTCCGCCAGGTTCTTGAAATTACTGACCGGAGACCTCTTGACACTCGAACTCGGTCCCGGTATCCTCTCTCTGTCAGTTGAATGCACGCTTGACAGCCGAACAAAGAGGTAGAACGAACATGGGACACGCCGCCGGAGAGTTCGCAATGATCGCCGCTTACGCCATCGCGATGACGAAGGCGTGTCTCGCCACGTTCGCTATCCTCGTTGTCCTCGCTGTCGAGGCGCGCCGGCTGCAGACGCTCTAGCGCGACGCCCGGGCCTGATGTGCAGGCCGCGCCGCAGTTGCCGCCCGGAGGATCACACTGGGCGCCTTGTTACGAAGGAGGAAGTGCGATGAAGGGATTTGCCAAGCTGGGAACGTTGCTCGCGATCGGGATGCTCTTTTCCGGGTTCGCCCGTCCGAGCTACGCGACGTTCGAGGACATCTCCTCGCCGTCCGTGCTGTACACCTTCGCCACCACGAAGATCGACATCAGCGGATTGCCCAACTTTACCGACGTCGGATCGATCACGGACGGCACAGAGACGGTGAGCTTCAGCAGCACGATGCAGAAGCGGACGGTCCCGGGCGGCGGCTGGGCAACCTGGAGCAGCCCACCGGACAGTGAGAGCGCCACCCCCGCAGTCCTGTGGACCAAGGGAGCAACCTCGGTGACGATGCTCCTCGGCGCGCCGACGGGCATCTTCGGCTTCGAGGCGGAGCCCAATCCATTCGCGCTGCACGACATCACAGCGGACTTCTACGACGCCGGCGACGTGCTGCTGGGTAGCATCACGCGCTCCGTCGATGGCGCGGCGGGCGCGCGTCTGTTCGCCTCGGTGGACGATGGCGCCCTGTTCTCGAAGGTCGTGGCGCACTCCGACGTGGACTTCGCCATGGCGCAGTTCCGCTACGACAAGAGCGACTGTCAGCCGACCCCGGTCCCCGAGCCTTGCTCGCTGGGGCTGCTCGGGTTCGGAGCTCTCGGCTTCCTGCGGCGCCGGGGCTGGCCGGTCTTGAAGCTCGCCTAGGGGGAGGCGGGTCCGAGGGATTGCCTTCACCATTCCCCACCCCCGCAGGAAACCATCTTCCTGCGCGGGGTGGGGCCAACACAACACAGAGAAGGAGAGAACGTTGAGGTACGCCGGTCGCCTGCTGCTGCTCGTCGCTGTTGCGGTGGTCCTGGCCATTCTGCTGCTGCCCCGCTTTGCCCATGCGGGGCCGGTCGGGGGCCAGAAGTGGAACGAGGACACGGTTCTGGCCAACGACAGCGATGTCTACCGGGTAAGGTTCGAGGCCAACGAGCCGGCGCGTGTTCTGATCGCAGGGGATGGGGACCTGGACCTGTTCATCTACGACCAGGGGGGGCACCTGATTGACCAGGACACGCGGGCGCATCACTACGCGCAGTGCGATTGGACACCGCGCTGGACGGGTGAGTTCACGCTGAAGGTGAAAAACTGCACCAGCGGGGACGTGAGCTACCTGCTCACGACGAATTAACGTCGCGGGGAGCATGGTGAGGTGCAGCGCTTCATACCCGCAGGCATCTGGGAGGCCCGCTTCCTCCCCTCCCCGGTCTGCCTCCACGGCAGAATGCCGGCATCCGGGCCGGCCCTGTTCAAGGCATCCGCACTGCAGGGCGGATGCGGATTGAAACAACGCAGGAGGTTAGCAATTGAGCAACGGGAAGGCGAAACCCTTCGTCCTCGCCGCCCTGGCGCTGGTCCTGACGTCTCTCTGTCTCCCGGCGCGTGCCTCTCCGGCGCCGCAGGTCTCGGGAGAGTTCGGCGTTCAGCAGCAACTCGGCAGCCCGACGGACAGCGGCTTCTCCGGATACTACTGTCCCGAGGGTTTCGAGTTCAGCCGGCGGCCCACCGAAATCTTCGGCAGCCTCCGGATCGAACGCCTCCTGGGTCCGATCGCCCTCTGTGTCGACGCACGGCACACGATCCAGAGCCGCGGCTTCCTATTTTGGGAGGACCGTATCGGCGTGAAGGCGGAGCTTCCGATCAGCGAGTACATCGTCCTGTTCGGAGGCTGGGAGGACCGCCAGCGGATCGACCGCCACCGCTGCGTCATCGGCGCCAAGGTTCGATTTGGACCTCGGCCTGACTGACTGAACCGCCGGATGAGGCACTGCCGAGGGCCGCCCCTGTGAACAACCAAGGGTGAACTCGTGAGAAGGGTATCCCTCGGCTAGAGTGCCGCCGGCTGGTATCGGAAAGCCGGCGGCGTCCCATTCACAGGAAGGAGGTGGCTATGAAGTAGCGCTAACATCCCCCCTTACCTCGAGATCCTTTGAGCCGGCCTGCTTCCACGGCAGGCCGGCTCCTCGCAACGGAAGGAGCAAGCATGCCGAGCACCGACGAAACGCAGGAGCTTACCGTTTCTGAAGCGGGCCGCCGCGGCGGGCGGTCTACGAGCAAGCGCCACGGTCGGGAGTTCTACGCGACGATCGGCAAGAAGGGCGGCGCCACGACCCGAGACCGATATGGGAGCGACTTTTACGTCGAGATCGCAAAGATCGGCGGCGCCACGACTGCCGCGCGGCACGGCGGCGCCCACTACCGCCGCATCGGAGCCCTCGGCGGTGAGCGCGTCCGCGAGCTGCTCGAGAAGGGCAAGGCGGCGGAGGCTGACGGTGGCGACGCATGAACCGCTACCCGGAGAGCGGAGACGTCAACAGCCTGAGGCGCGTCCTCCACCGCGTTCTCCGCCAGCGCGATGATGCTCTCGGCGTGCTCTCGGCGCTGGCGGCCCACGTCGAATGGGATGAGGACGGGAAGGCGACGCTGGACACGGAGGGACTTACTCTGACCTGGGAGGCCGTGGAGGCCCTCCTCGCCGGTCGCCCGAAGCCGGCAGCCGCAACCGAGGCGGAGCGTGACGCGGCGCGCGATCAGGTCGTCCGTGACTACCTGCGAATGGGCGATCTGGTCGGGAGTCTGACCGAGGTCATGGGCACCGTCCTCAACTGGCAGGTGGAAGTTGATGCCATCGATTGGGTGCGCGCCGCGCTGGCGCGAGAGGAGGAGGAAACATGAGCGCGGAGGTGAGGACGCCGCGGGCCGTCGGCCAGGCGGCCCGCGCACAGGTGGACACCCTGGCCGACGTGTTCGGGAGGGTGCGCAGCTCACTTCGCGAAAGCCGCGGATTGGACCTGGACCGTCCGCTAACCGAGCTGGAGCGCGAAGGCTGGAGGCGCGAGTTTTCGCTTGCTATGCTCATCCACGCGGGGCAGCTCTTCGACCCCGCGGCGGGCCTCTGCCTCGCGACCGGGGAACTTTCGCGATGGCGGCGGCGGCGGTCGCTTGAGCTGCTGATGAATGCCGTGGAGCTTTGTATGCTGCACGGCGTCACTACGGAGATGGTGCTGCGCGACGTGGGCGCTTTCGAGAAGCGGCAGGAGACCCCACCGGCGCCGCCCCTTCCTCGGGCGTGTCCTGACTGCCACGATGGTCTGGTTAAGGCTCCCGGGCGCTTCCTGGGGGAGTTCCCGACCAAGATCCCGTGCCAGACGTGCGGCGGCACCGGGACGATTCCAGAGGCGACCGGATGCTGAACCGCACCTGGAGAGCGGCGACCAATCGCTACATCGCTCGACTGATGGATTGGTGGGATTCGCATCCGCATTCGCCCATCTGGCGCTACTTTCAATTCCATTGGCGATGGTGTGTCTGTACGCTTCCGACGATGATTCTGCTCTCCTGGCTGTTCGGCGGCGTCGGCGGTCGGAGCCCGCGTCCGGAAGATTGGCTCGCGCTCGGCATCTGCGTCGTGGCCGCTGTGGTCTGGGCGACAGAGACCTGCTGGCGCCGCCGGTAGCGCAGTTCAACTTCTCGGTGACACGCCACTTGACGATTGAACTTCGCGTCGGTATCCTATCGCTGACATGAATGAGAGACTGACCGTGCTGCAGGGCGACTGCCGTGAGGTGCTGCCCACCCTCCCGGCGGATAGCGTCCACTGCTGCATAACTTCTCCTCCTTACTGGGCATTGAGGTCCTACCTGCCCGACGGCCACCCGCTGAAGGGCAAGGAGATAGGGCTAGAACCGACGCTGGACGAGTGGGTGGCGAGTATGGTCGCCGTCTTCCGCGAGGTGCGAAGGGTGCTGCGACCGGACGGCGTGCTGTGGCTGAACCTGGGCGACAGCTACGCTTCGCAGGGCGGCTTCCGTGACTACGGCAGTTCGGACGGCGGGACGGGGCGTGCCTACAACTCGGGTATGCGGCCTGCCGGCGACGGCCTCAAGCCCAAGGACCTCTGCGGCCAAGCCTGGCGCGTGGCGTTCGCACTCCAGGCAGATGGCTGGTTTCTCCGTAGCTGCTGCATCTGGGACAAGACGAACCCGATGCCGGAGAGCGTCAGCGATCGCCCGACGACGGCACACGAGTATGTGTTCCTGCTGAGCCGGAGCGAGCGCTACTTCTACGATAGCGACGCGGTGAGGGAGAAGACGGGGACCGAGGTTAGCTGGGAAGAGTACGCGGTTTCGCCGGGGCGGCACGCGCCGAGCGGAAATCTGCGGGAGGGGGTTAACGCCGGGTTCGGGTCGAAGAGGGAGAGCTTTACTCACCCCGCCGGTCGCAATCTCCGCACCGTATGGCGCATCCCGACCGAGGCGTACGCGGAAGCCCACTTCGCCACCTTCCCGCGCGCCCTCGCCGCTCGCTGTATCCTCGCGGGCACGAGCGAACACGGCTGCTGCCCGGCGTGTGGCGCTCCGTGGCGGCGGGTGGTGGAGAAGTCAGCGGAGGATCAGGCGGTCGCGGAATCGATGGCGGGAAAGCACGTCAGTGGCAGCGACCCTCGAAAGATAAGCGAAGGGCACCAGGCGCACAAGTCGCCAGGCTGGCGGGGCGGAGGGTACGTGCCGCAATGGGCCACGACCGGCTGGCAGCCCACCTGTGACTGCCCCGCCGCCGATCCCGTCTCCTGCACGGTTCTGGATCCATTTGCCGGCAGCGGCACTGTCGGCCAGGTGGCGCAGTCTCTCGGTCGTCGCGCCATCCTCATCGAGCTTAACCCGGAATACCTGCCGCTCGTCGCCAAGCGCACGGCCCAGCCGGGGCTGTTCACGAGCTGAAAGGAGGAGAGCCTATGAAGCCGCCAGCCATCGGCGCCCATGTCCGGCTGTTCCTGATCGGCGCCGCCTATCCCGTCACTGGATACGTGAAGGATGTTGACCGCGAGAATATCGTCATCGCCAAGAACAAGAACCAGGTCGGTGAGCTGTTCCATCTGTCCTCGGTCTGGTCGTGGAGGAAAGTCAAGGAGCCCACGAAGTAATCGACCACTGCGGCTTGCAACTATCGTGCGCGGCATTCGTCTATGAAGTCGCAAGCGCCAGGTCGCTCTTCGCCGAAGCCGAAGGATCCATCCATCCGATGAAGGGCATTCCTCCATCGGACGGATGAGAGGAGTTCCAACCATCGCCATAATGATGAACGTAGGACGACGAGGGCCGGTCCCGCCAGCAAGCACGCCGACCCCCGCCGTGACGCGAGAAGCAGCCCGTGTCGCGGGCATTATAACGCCCCTCGGGGCAGAGGACAATACCCTTGAGCGTAGAGACTAGCTGTCAGCCCATTCCCCAGTCCGTCGAGCTTTTGACCGGCGCCGGGCTATCGCGCGCCGACGCCATCGCCCTCTCGGGATGCTCCTCGTTGGAGCGGATCCGTGCCGTCGTCCAGTGCGCACGCTCCCACGGCCATGGTTCCGGATGGATCCGCCAATGCCTGATGAAGGGATGGTGGGTTGCGCCGGACGTCTGCTGCGGGACCGTCGATGACCACGCAACCATGGAGCCCGCGCCGGCGCAGTCCGACCTGCTCGCCGAGATCCGCTCTCTGCAGCGACTGAACGATCTCGGCCTCGAGGCCGCGGAGACGCTGACCTGCCTGGCGCTGACCGCCTTCGCGCGTGCACGCGACGGCGAGGAGCGGGCCGACCGCCTAGGCTCGGAGCTACTTGACGCGGCAGAGCGTATCTTCGGCGAGAGCAAGGCCCTGCGTGCGGAGGCGGAGGTCCTCTGGCGGCGATTGGAGTCGTGATGGCGGCAGCAGCATGGTCAGGCGCCATCGCCACCTGTATGGCGAAGGTGGGATACGACAACCCGGCGCTGGCTTACCTCGCACGGCGTCGGATGCGGAAACGGGGCAAGCTGCTCTACCCCTACCGCTGCCGGGTATGCCGAGGCTGGCACCTGTCTCACGCGAAGCCGCACGGACGGCTGAACCGTGCGGAGGCGGGCTGGTGAGGAGAGACGCCATCATCGACCCCACCGGGGCGTATCGCTATTCGCTCACACGCGAATGGGACGCAGCGCTGCCGCGGGTGTGCTTTTGCATGCTGAACCCATCGACAGCCGATGCGCTGCGGGACGACCCGACTATTCGGCGCTGCATTGGCTTCGCGCGGTCGTGGGGCTACGGGTCCCTTGAGGTCATCAACCTGTTCGCCTACCGCGCCACGTCGCCAGGCGAGCTGCGGGCAGCCGATGATCCCGTGGGGCCGCAGAACGATTGGCATATCGGCCAGGCAGCGGGTCGGGCGTCCCTGATCATTGTCGCCTGGGGTGCTCACGGATCGTTTCTGGCCCGGGATGTTCCGGTGGCCGAACGGCTGGCCGGCGCTCTTTGTCTCGGGATGACGAGGACGGGCTATCCGCGACACCCTCTATACGTCAGGGGGGACACGCGTCCGGTGGCGTTCCTACTATCATAGACGTAGACGCAACTTTCCTCTCGCGGCGGCTGCCCCCGCCGGTCTCTTTTCACCTCAACTGCAAACGGATCTGAACCGGCGGCGCCTGCCCGCGCCGCTCCCCTACCGGAACTGCAGCCATGTTGACTATCGTCCCGATAACGCTCGACGAGGCCAATGCCTTCGTGGCGTGCCATCACCGCCATCACGGCCCCGTCCCTGGCGCGAAATTCTGCGTAGCCGTGGCCGAGGGGGAGCGGGTCGTCGGCGTGGCGATCGTGGGCCGCCCCGTGTCGCGCCACCTTGACGACGGATGGACGCTGGAGGTAAGCCGGAGTTGCACGGACGGGACGAAGAACGCGAACTCCTGCCTCTATGGTGCCGCTTGGCGGACTGCGCGCTCTCTCGGATACCGACGTCTCATCACCTACACGCTACCCGGAGAGGGCGGGGCGAGCTTGCGCGCTGCCGGATGGCGCTGCGTCGGCGAAGCTGGCGGAGGTTCGTGGAACCGCCAGGACCGACCCCGAGTTGATGCACACCCGCTGCAGACAAAACTTCGATGGCAGTGCGGCGACGAATAGGCTACCGGAACTGTAGCCGGAGCGCCCCTATCTGAGGATTGGCGGCACCGTCGCCCCCGACGCCGCTGATTCGCAGGAACACTGCCGCCAGCGCCGCGCCGGTCAGCGTTGCCCAGGAGCCCACGATCGTGCCCGTCGCGTCAATCAGGACATTGGGTCCCGTCGTGTTGTCCAGCGCCGCATAGGTGCCGCCGTCGGTCGTGGAGAACTCTGCGCGCAGGGTGGCCCCGGTGAAGCCCGCCGCCTCCACGTTGGCGACGAGACGCGCCTGGGTGAACTGCGTGAGGTCGTAGAAGCCGCGGCGGTCGTTCAGCCCGAACAGCTCCGTGAGTGCCGCCGGCTGCGCGGTCCACGTCACCGTCTCCATGTTGAACGCCAGCTCGACGATATCCCGCGCGTGGCGGTGATCCTCGCGCGCCAGCTCCTGGCTGGTGCCGATGACAGCCGTCGTCGCGAGCGCTGCGGGCGCCGTGTCCGCGTGGATCGTCAGCGCCTGCGTGGAGGAAAGCAGCACGACGGTGCCCTGCGCCGGCACCGGAAAGAACGTGCCGCCGGACATCCGGACGCGGATGGTCTGGCCGCTGGTCGTCAGGTTGCGGAAGAGCGTCTTCTTGTTGACCGAGGCGTGAAGGGTGATGTCGGAGGCGCCCGCGGGGGTGCCGGTCAGGTCGATCCACGCATTCTGCGATTCGTCCAGTGAAAGCGTGGCGGTCGCGGTGATCGCCTTGGAGAGGTAGCCAGCGCCGGCCTGCGAAAGATCGGCCATGGCTAAGTTGGCCTGCACCTCCTTCGCGCTTTGCGCCTGCTCAATTTGCGTCCAACCGACGATGGGATCCAACGCCATCAGTCGCCTCCGTCCTTCGCCTTGCTCTTGGCCAGCACTGCCGCCGCTGCGGCCTTCTCCTCACCGCCTGCAGGCTCCGTCAGCACCTTCTGCAGCATGGACTCGAGCTTGGCGATCCGCTCGTTAGCGAGGAGCAAATCGGTCTTTACGGCGGAGAGGTTGGAGTTCGTCAGCTCGTGGATCTTGTCCAACTTCTCGTCGGCGCGCGCTGCTGTGCGCTCCGTGACCGCCTTCAGCGCCTCCGCCGTCACCTTCGTCGTCTCCTTCAGGTCCGTCGCTTTCAAGTCGGCGCGCTCCGCAGTGCGCTCCGTCGTCTCCAGAAGCGTGTGCATCTGCGCGCCGGTCCTCCAGGCCGTGATGAGGTTGGTCAGCACGAGGCCGACCGCGGCGATGACGGTGAGCAGTTCCTGGTTCGACATCAGGCGTCCTCCGGCGTCATTGAAGGCTCTGGCTTGGAGACGTCGATCGGGGGCGCCGATGCAGCCGCTTCTGCGACCTTGACCGCAATCTCGCTCACCTGCGCCGCTGCCTGTGTGGCTTTCCCTGCCGCCTCCGTCACGACAGCCACCTGCGCCGCCGTCATCGTCTGGCCCTCCTCGCGCCCGCGAGCCAGACCCGCCGCGTGCTCGGCCTGCGCCGTCCGCTCGAGGAGCTGCGTCAGGCGCCCGTCGATGTCCAGCCGCAATTCCTGGACCGCCTGGGTGTTTTCGGTGCCCTTGATGAGAGCCAAGATCGCTGCCAGTGTCGGCGTGATCAGAGTCATGATCGTCGTGATGAGTTGCGTGTTGTCGCGATCGGGCCGAAGGACGGAGATGAGGACAATCGCGACGAGGGCCGCCGTGACCCCGCCGATCGCGGCCAGAACGTAGGGCCATTTACTCGGAGCCGATACTGGCTTCAGCACTGTTGCGTCTTTCGGTGAGAGAAGGGGAGCGGAGCGCCTCCGCTCCCCGTGGAGGGTCAGGGAGGCGTCGGCGCCGTGGGCTCCGGCGGCGGCGGCTCCATCGGCGGCTCCATCGGCGGCTCGACGGGCGTGTCAACGACGGCTTCGAGCGCGTCGGACGCCTCGTCCAACGCCTCGGTGGCGGCCTTCATCGCGTCGACGTGGGCCTGGACGTCCGGCCCGATACTGCACTGCTCGATCTTCATGAGGGCCTTCTTGACGTCGGTGGAGATGCGGTCGACCTCGGCAGCGACGCCGGCGACCGCTTCGTTCAGGTCAGCAAGGGTAGCCAAAACTTTCACCTCCTTTCGGGTAAGCTCGTTGAGTTTCCGCAAGATGGTGAGGGCGGCAGCCAACAGGAGTTGCAGCATGGCGCCATCTCCATCAGCACAAGCGAGCCAGGGCCAGCATGCCTAGCAAGAGCGCCGGCAGCACGGCCATTTTTCCGATGACGCAGAGAACAATGACCAGGACTAGAACAATGAGGGCGAGCACTGCGCCGAGACCGCTCGGCCAGGCAAAGTTCATCATGGACCTCCTCTGGGACACTGGGGCGCGACGCGCTCACTCCTATTTTAACACAAAGTTGAATTCGAAAATGGCACAGCTTTTGCACCTTGAACTGGTACCGGGCACGGCAAGGCACGGCACGGAAAGGCGCGGCAGGGCGCGGCGTGGCAAGGCTCGGCGCGGCGTGGCCAGGCCAGGCGCGGCTAGGATGGGCAAGGCAGGGCGAGGCGGGGCTGGGCAGGGCAAGGCAAGGCGTGGCTGGGCACGGCCCGGCTCGGCATGGCGTGGCGAGGCACGGCGCGGCACTCACTTCAAGGAGGCATATCATGGGAACGGTAAAGATCAACAAGCCGACTGACCTGATCGAAAGGAAGGTAGTCCTGTGCGGGCTGAAAGAGATGATGTTCGATCGCTACCCAGGGGACAACAACACGAAGCTCGAACCGTGGCAAAAGTTGTACTTCGAACCCGGGGACAGCAAAGCTATTGGTCTGCCGGCAACCAACATTATGTCGTTCTTGTCGGCCCACAACACAAATTCCGCGCCGAAGAGACTACGGGACAAGAGGAAGTTTAAGGACATCTGCAATGCTTGCCTGTCCTTCGTCTCGATCGAGCCCGACTTCATTCCTATCGTCCGGGGCGTGGAATTCGATGAAGACGGCACGGTCACGAGCACCGGTGAGCCGGTCCGGTTCGGGCGGCTCCTTGACGACCGGGACCCGATGAGCGGCATCTACATCGCCCGCCACGTCGCGCGGCTCGACAAGGGGATCCCGAACCCGAAGGAGCGCCCGGTCCTACCGCTCCCCTGGGCGCTGTGCTTCAACCTGACGCTGTTCCCGAACCGCGAGGTGAAAGAGCAGGATATTCTGAACCTCTTTGAGGAGGGTGGCCGCGCGATCGGTCTAGGAACCTTCCGCGGACCCTACGGCAAGTTCCGCGTCGCCGCTTGGGAGTAACACGGCGGGGCAGGGCAAGGCATGGCACGGCCGGGCGTGGCTTGGCACGGCAGGGCGTGGATGGGCGAGGCGGGGCAAGGCGCGGCCCGGCTAGGCTGGGCACGGCGCGGCCCGGCAAGGTGGCTGGAGGGCATTATACGACGCCCTCCAGCTTAAATCCGCGCCCGATAGCACCCAACTGGAACGTGCGGATCCCGATGGCCGCCTGCGGAGAACCGAAGTCCGTCGTCTGGTCAGCAGCACTGTAGACGAACGTCTCGTCGGTTAGGCCCGTGATCGTTCGCTTCAGCGTCGTGAAGCCAGTATCGTAAATCTCTGCCTCATACTGCTCACTCGTCTCCCCGAGCGGGACGTCCATGAGGTCCGCCCAGGCACCGCCGTAACGGGTCCGCCGGTGCCAGGTCACCGTGAGGTTGCTGGAGAGGTCACGTGCCCCGCGCAGATCGGCACCGGAGAGCGGACGAAGTTCGTCGCCCGTGATGGTCAGATCCACGACCGGCGCACTGGCGAGGTCCGTGCCGAACGTCACGCCTTTGAGTTTTATCGCCTTCCCGATGAGGTCGCTGCCCACCTCGACGCGGATCGCCGCACCCCCCAGCTCCACGAGCACGAAGCGCTCCCCGATGGCGTGCGTTCCCCAATACGGGTCCGTGCCCCGCTGCCCGCGCAGGAGCCGCGAGAGCCGATACTGATCGACACCGAGCGCCGTCACCTCGACGAATCCCACCAGCTCATCGCCGACCATCGCACGGTTGGCGCCGTTGAGGACCTCCATATCGGTCGCCGCCACGGGCGCCCCGCGCGTCATCGTCACGTCTACGGTCGAGGTCGTGTCCCATATCGCCGTGCCAACCGAACCAGGTGGCGCCGCAAGCACCGTAGCGGCGACGCCGAATTCGGAAGGGTCCTCGATCGAGTCCAAAGGCTCATAGGTGCTACCCCCGTCCCGGCTCCAGTAGATCTGGCAGCCCGTCCAGTCTCCCTCGCCGTCCGGCCCCGCCGCCGCGTAGAAGCCCACCGTGTTCGCGCTGGCGTCCTGATCGCGCAGCGCCGGGCTGCTCCACGCGTGCAGGACGGTGACCTCCGCGAAGCCGACCTCGTCCGTGTCGCCCACCGCCGCCGCGCCCGAGGCCGTCTGCGTCAGGATGTCCACGTCGTCCAGCACGGCGCTGACCTGGAGCGGCCCGAAGAGCGCGATGTCGAAGCCCATGAAGCGGACGCGCGCCGTCGTGTCGAGAACCGGCAGCGTGTAGACGTCGCCCGGCGTGGCCTTCAGGAACTTCGGCCCCAGCGAGAAGGCGAACTGCTCGCGCTCCACCCACTGCCGGTAGACCATCCGCTCGATCATCTGCCGCGCCTCGTCGGCGGTGAGCACGAGCGGCGGACTGAACGTCACGCGCTCCTGGATGTGCCGCTTCGTGAACCGCTCGCTCCCCTGCTGCGCCTGCTCGTAATCCTTGTCCGGATCGAAATAGGTGATGTCACCGCCGGAGGGAAGCTCCAGGTCGTCGAGCCGCTTCACCTCCACCGGCGCCTTCCCCGCGTCCCCCTCGCCGAAGAAGTGGGCGCCGAGCTCGCCCTCATCGATCGTGCCGAGGACCGACGAGCCGTAGACGCCGGCCTTCACCTTTCCGTCTGCTTCGTAGAGAAACACGTCGTAGGCGCGCAGCAAGTCGGCGATGGCACTCGCTGCGGACAGGCGCTGCGCGATGACGAAGCCGGTGACCTCCTTGACCTCCGCGGCGGTGAAGTCATAGCGGTCCGGCAGGAGGCCAACCTTGCGCGCGACGTTCTCCAGGATGCACGCGACGGTGATCGGCGCTACGGCGCGGCTGCAGACGGGAGCGACGGCGATGATGGACGCGCTGCGGGCGCGCCAGTTCGCCGCGATCGCGGCGCCCGAGAGCAGCGTCACGTTGCTCATGATGAGCGTCGCCGGCTGCACCGAGTAGGTCGAGAGTACGTTCGCGAAGAGGGTGACGGCACCGGGAAGGACGGCTGCGGCACGCGGCTGCCAGTTGGCGGCAACGGCGTTCGGGAACAGGGTGATGTTGCCGCCCTCGACGGTCAGCATCGCGCCGCGGGCCTGCCAGTTCGCGGCGACGGCGTTTGCCGCCACGGTCACCGCGCCGGCGGAGAGTGACGCAGGCTGCGGCTGCCAGTTGGCAGCGATGGCGTCCGCGTTGAGGAGCAGGATCAGAGCGGCGGTCTGCGGCTGCCAATTCGCGGCGACGGCGTTCGCGTTGAGCGTGATGGCACCGGCGACGACGGTAGCGGCCCGCGCCTGCCAGTTGGCGGCAACGGCGTTCGCGATGAGCGTCTGCGACCCGTCGTCGGCTGCAGCGCCGAGCGCGAGTGCCCCGAGCGGACTTGCGCCGAGAGTGCCGCTCATGGGTCTAGGTCACCGCCCAATGGTAGAGCGTGAGAGCCATATCAAAATTCGGCGTCGCGTTGTTCCTGGCGTTGACCGTCACTCCGAACTGGTTCGGCCCCGTCGCGGTCATGTGGGAGAGCCGCCCGAGACTGATCTGCGTGAACCATCGGATACCCTCCAGTGACCATTGAAAGATGAGGTTCGTGCCATTATCGGTGATCCGCCAGAAGCGCGGCGGAAACCGCATCGACGCGACTTCTCCGCCTGTCAGCGACAGCTCGGTCGTGTCCCCCGCGACGCTGTCCTCGGCGACCGTGTTGTTTGCCCCGCTCCAGCCAAAGAAGTGCAACTTTCCCGTGGAGCTTTCGCGCAGGACCAATCCAGCCGCCAATGACGACTTGTTGAATGAGAAGGTATCGAAGCACGCCGTCAGCGTCCACGGAGTTGCTGGCGTCGACTTGAGCCGGGAGCGCCAGTTCGTTGTGTTGCCATCCGCCGGCTTCTCCAGCGTGAACGCCCACCCGTGATCCGTGACAACGGCATCCCCCTGATTTTGCCAGGAGAAGTCCCCGGATGCGGGAGGCGTGAACTTGTAGATCGGTCCCCACTCGCCCCACGTGCTGCCGTCGTCCAGCGAGATGACACTCGCGTCCGAGGGCAGATAGAGCCGATTGGCGACGCCCGCCGCAGGCCTCGCGGAGTAGGCGCCCGTCCGCAGGACGTGGGATCCGACCCCGATCAGCCCGCTCGTTGTGAGCACGTGAAGCACGGCGGCGCCGTCACTGTGCGAGGCCGCGGTAGAGCCGTCGTCGCCCCGAACGACCGTGAGCGTATTCGTGGACCGCGTCGTGACCTTCATGTATTCGTCGTCGATCCGGATACGAAACGGCCCGTTGGTCGTTGCCGGCAAGGCGGCTCCGGAGGTCACGGTCACGGTCGTCGTCGAGTTGTTGATGGCTCCGTTGAGCGTCGTCTCCGCAGGGTCGTTCTGGTAACTTTCCAGGCTCATCGCGCGCGTCTCCTAATTCGCGGCCGGGTTGCTGTGCCAGGCCGTGATGGCGGCGGCGTCAAGGGCAGCCGACGCGAACCGGACCTCGTCCACCTCGAAGGCCGGGACGCCTGACACCGTGGAGCCCCAGATGGTGAAGAGGTCGCCCGCGCTGGCCGGACCTGACAGATCGGAGCAGGGGGAGCTGCCGCTGTCGACCTCGCCGCCGTCGAAGTAGACTGCCCAGACGCCGTTGCCGTCATAACTCCAGGCATACGAGTGCTCGAGCTCGTCTTTGGTCACGTCGACCTCGAAGACGGTAATGAGGCCGCACGCCGTTGTGAACACCTGCCCGCGGATCGTCATCATGGAGCCGATCAGCGGCTCGACGGAGAGCGACCAGCGGCGGAAGTTCAGGCTGGCGCTGTCGATCTGGACGGCGACGGGCGTACCATCCAGCCCATCGTCGGTCAGACGCGCCCGGAATGCGACCGTGAACTCAGGGCCGAGAAACTCCGGGTCGTTGTCGATCACGGCCTGGGCGAAGGAGATGCAGTCGCCCAGGCCCGTGTCGGTCGGGAAGAGCCCCTCACCGAAGTTCATGGCGACCTGGGTCAGCGCCACGTTACCCCTCCGTCTAGCCCGAGCATATTTCCCCCTCGGTCAGATCGTATGCCGCGCCACCCGTGCCTGTATTCTTGAGGAAGCCGGGGCTGTCCTCGAAGTCGTAACGCAGGAACCATTCTGCGGACGGCGCCTCGAGCGGGCACACCTCGAACTCCATCGACGGCAGCCGGTTCCCGTAGGCCGCGAGCGGGAGCTGCTCGAACACGACGTAGCACCAGCCGCGGTAGGCGGGCACGTTGCCGGCGCCCTTGAAGCTCTCGATGAGCGGATCCGGGTTCTGCGTCTCCGTGCCCAGGTAGATCGTCAGGTAGTCCGGCTGCGGGATCACGGGACCGGAAAGCCCATCCACGTCCATCAGCAGCCGGTCCTCCGCCCAGATACGTCGCACCTTGCCCACCGGCCCCTCGCAGATGAGCGTCGCGAAGTTGGCGAAGTATTCGTAATTCTTGACCGTCTGGCGCTTCGTGCCCTTGCCGCCTACCTTCTTCTTCGTCACGCGCTCGGTAAGGTCGGTCGCCCAGATGATCGAGCCGCCGACGCGCCCGCACCCATAGACCTGCGGGATGATGGCGCCATACTGGGACGCGGTGAGGCGCAGATCGTCTAACTTGCCGCGCTCCTGTGGCTTGAGCTTCGGAGCGAAGAGCACGCCCGCGAGCGTGGCGCCGACCGAGAAGCCGAACTTGGCCCCCGAGGCGCCGCCGACTGCAGAGCCCACCGCTGCCCCCGCTGCACCCAGCAACAGCGTCGCTATGGCTTCACCTCCGCCAGCCCCCTCCACCGGTAGGTCCCAACGAGCCGGCGCCGCCACTTCCCGTCGATCGCGTGATCGACAACGCGCATCGGCGTCTGGTAGGCGTGGATCATGCGCCCCGGCTCCACGCAGAATCCCAGGTGCTGCGGACTGTCTGCGATGGAGAACAGCAGCACGTCCCCCGCCGCCATCTCGCCCTCGACGGGACGGCAGAAGCGCTCCAGGCACTCGCGGAGGTGCTCCACGTCTGGCTGATCGGTATACGCAGTGTCATCCCAATCCGTGAGCCCCAGATCGTGAGCCGTGCAGAGGATCAGCCCCAGGCAGTCGATTCCGTTACGCTTGCTTCGCCCGAGATGAACATAGGGCGTGCCCAGGTAGCTGCGCGCCACGCGGGCGATGTCGGCCCCCGTGACCGCCGTGAATTCCTGATGGCAATGCGGGCAGATCACTGGCTCGCCTCCCGCGCCGTTACGCGCACAACGACCTCCTCGGCGCCGATCCACTCCTTGCCTGTCTCCTGGCTGACGCCGACATAGCGCACCCAGTTCGCGCTGTCGTCCGGCGTGATCGCATCGTTGAACAGACCATCCAGGATCGGCTTCGCGCTCGACAGAACGTTGTCGGGATCCATCCGCCTCCTGCGTCGTACGACGAGCGTCACGTCTACGGGGCCGGCCATCTTCGGCTCGCCGGCATTGCGCCACGCAAACTGCGCCAGGACGCGTGCCCACTTCGCCTCTCGCGCCCGTGCGGTCCAGTGCAGTCTACGGTTGGGCGAGCACCTGGCGATGTCGAAGGGTACGCTGATCTCGATCAAGGGTCACCAGACCTCATTGCAGCTCCCCCGGCACTTCTCGCAGGTCAGCCGCCCATCGCAGTTGAACGTCGGAGCGCCACAGCAGCGGCTCTTTGCCGTCTCCGCCGCGGGCGCCGCAGGGCTCGCTGGTGGCGGCGTTGCCGAGGCCCCGGTCTCGTAGCAGGTTCGGCCACAGTTGGGGCATTGATTGTATTGGATCTGGATCCCGCACATGGGACACCGCTGATCAGCCATGCTCTCCCCCTTGCCGCTGGCCACCGTGCGGCAACAGACGTTGCAGTAGTCGTAAAAGAGTAGCGCGCCGCAGTGGGTACATGTTTTCATCGCCGACCCCTGCGAAGGACCTGGTCTCGTCCTGGCAGATCAGGCATGCCGCGAAAGTTGGCACCGTTGTTGAATTTTGAAACGCAGCTCGTGAACGTGCGATCGCAGCCAGCCTCAAGAACGGCGATATCTCCCGCCGCCACCGCGAATGGGAACGCCTCCTGCAGCTCGATGGCGGCGTTCCCTCCATCGAGCACGTGGGATTTCACCTCACGCTCGAAGCCGGCATTCGCCCCGCTGCGGAATTCAATGCGCCCGTAGTCGTAGTAGCCCGTCGCATGGCTGTCAGACGCGAAGGTGATCGTCTTGCCGGACGCAGAGAGCACCGTTCGCTGGAAGGTGAACCCAGACAAATCCACCTGGCACTCCGTATCGCCCAGGCGCCGCACCTGGCACGTCCTCGTAACCAGATCCCCGATCGACTGCTGGAGCCGCTGCATCAGCGAGCGCACTTCCGCGCGGAACTGACCCTCCGAGAAGGACACCTCGCCCAGACTGCCGGCGACGAGGATCAGGCTCCCCATCGTGAGGTCGGCCCAGTTGACGATGAACGCCTCGATCTCGCTGCCATCGTAGAGCCCGGCGCGCAACTCCAGCGACGTGACGCGGTCGGACGTGAGCAGCCCGATCACCTCGAAGTTGTCCGCCCCGCTGCCCTCGCTCGCCCGCAACGCCGTCGCCTGAACCGCGCTCTCCGGCTCGTAGTCGAGACCGTCCACCGTCAGCGGTCGGTCAAACGAGGTGAACCCGAGCACCGTGCCGTCCAGGCGCGTCAGCTTCACGCAGAGCGCGAGGGAAAGAATCTCCCCCGCAAGGTGATCCCGAAGCGCGGTGGAGATGTCGCGTGGCATCTAGCTCACCGCTACCCCGTGCCGCAGCTCGACGAGTGGGATATTCTCCCAATCCCGAATAAGAACGTCTCGCTCGATCATCATCTGCTGCTCGGTGTCGAACCGCATCGGCACGTGGAAGTGGCAGGTGATCGTCAGTTCCTCGCTCGGCTGCACGTATTTCGCCACCGTGCCCCCCGACGTATAGGCGTCGAACCCGGTCGTGTCCAGGTCGACCGTGAACGTGAAGCCGGTGGGTGTGGAAAGCACCTCCGCCACCTCGCCGTTGATCTGCGTCATCCCGACGACGCCGGAGAAGTAGACGATGTCGCCGACGGTGAAACCGTGCGCGGTCGAGGTCGTTACGGTCGGCGTCACGGCCTGCGTGATGTTGGTGACCGTCTTGGTGATGTCGGCGGTGAGCGTGAAGATCCCGGTATCCGCGTCGAAGGTGAAGCCGGCGAAGGGACTGTTGTTCCGCTCGGCGCTTACGCTGATCTCGGTCTCGTCGATCTTGTAGATGTCGCGCACGTAACTCACTGCGCCGAACGTATACGTCTTGATGAGCTGGAACGTCGGCGCGCCGGTGAGCGTCTGCGGCTCGTCCGTCAGCTTGTAGTCGTGCCAGTGGCGCACGCGGAAGCCGCGCGTCGGGCCGAAGCGTGCCAGCCAGAAGGCCGTCAGGTCCGCCGCCTGCTCCGGCGTGCGGCTCCCCTGCGTCACGTTCAGGCGGAGGCGGCCGTTTTCGTTCATCAAGACACGCTGCTCGGCGCCGTTGCGGGTCTCTATGATCGCGACGGCGAACTGATGGCCGCCGACAGCGCCGCGGCTGATCTCGATTGGGAAGACCGCAGACTCATCGATGACGGGCGCGCTCATCGTCAGTAGCCCCTTGGCTTACGCTTGCCGCCCTTGCGACCGCCCTTCTTCGTGCCCCACGCCATCAGAAGCCCTCCCCCGCACGGCTCGCCGCCCGTCGCAGCGCCATCGCGGCGCTCTGGCTGACCTGGCTCTCACTCCTCCGAAACGAGTTCGCGTCCGGCGTGACGACCGTCATGTTCACGACGATCGGACGCATCCCGCCCGCCGCCGGCTCGATCCGTCCCGCCTGGCGCGGGACAAAGAGCTCCGGTCCTTTCTCGCCGACTACGAACGGCTGCCCGGCCCCAACCGGCCCGCCCATCGCCTTGCCCTTCAGGTTGCCACCCTCGATCAGTCCGGAGAGGAAGTCGCCGCCTCCCGGAACGAGGCTGAAAAGCAACTTCGTGATCTGGGCCGCGAGAAATCGGGCGGCGATCTGCTGGATGAGCTGCTCCACGCCCTGAATCACTGACTGGAAGAAACCCGCGAAGCCCTTGTCCAGGTTCGCGAACGCCTGCTCGAAGACACCCTGGAAGCTCTGCGCGAGGTCAGCCAGCGCGGCCTTGTGCGCCTGCGCGGCAGCAATCGCATCCTGCAGGCCTTTCGTGCGCTGGATCAGCGCCTGCTGATCGGCGTTCAATCCCTGGACCACCTCTTGGAAGGTCTGCCCCGCTGCCGTGCCTGCTTTGAACGTCGCCGGGAAGAGTTCGATGGCGACCTTCGTCTCCCTGCTGCTCGTCGTCAGCGTCTTCAGCTCGTTCCGCAGATCCCGCACCCTGTCAGAGGCGGCATTCAGCTCGGTCTCCATCTCCAGGGAGCGCTTCAAATCGAAGACCGACTGGGCCGCCTCCCGCTGATCTGCGGAGAGCAGCTTCATGATCTCGTTGAACCGCTTCACGCCCGGGTGTGCCTTGAGCACAGCCTCCCCGAAGAGGCGCCACGCCTCCGCCGCCACGGTGCCCGCCGCGTTGGCCTCGAAGAACCGGATCCGCGACTGGTCCAACTCCTTGTCGACGGCTTCCAGCGCCCGCTTCTGCGCCTCGCGGGCGTCATTGATGCCCTTCGTCTGCATCTGGACGTTGGCCAGGTCCCGCAGCCGCTCTTTGCCGATGAAGCGATACTGCGCGGCGAGGGCCTGCACGTCCTCGCCCTCGCCGGCCCGGGCGGCGGCCAGGGCACGCTGCGCGCTCGCCATCGCCTCGGCGAACTGCTTCAGCTCTTGCGCTACGGGATCGAGCTTCTTCTTCGCGGGGATCTCCAGCGCGCGGCCTATCCCCTCGCCGGCGTCCGTGGCGCCCTTCTGCACCTTGTCGAACTGCCTCTGCTGCGCGACCTGCCACTTCGCCATTTCGCCGATGAGGTTGCCGACGAACTCGCGGCCCGTGTCCGTGGCGAAGGAGCCGAGCTTCCCCATGGCGCCGGTGATCCGCCCCATCGCCTCGCTCCACTTTCCCGTGAGGAGCTTGGTAAGCGCGTCCCACAACTCGGACACGATGGCAGAGCCCCGCTGGAAGGCACCCACGATCGTAGACCAGGCGGCGAAGGTGACCTGCTGGATGTTGCCCCAGTTCGACGCCCAGGCGGCAGCCAGCGCACCCACCCCGACGATGAGGATGCTGATAGGACCGCCGAGCGCACCCACCGCCGCAGTCAGCGCGCCCACGCCGATCAGAACCGGCCCGATAGCCGCCGCAAAGGCCGCGAACACAAGGATTGCCTGGCGCGTCTGCGGCGTGAGCGCACTGAACTTGCCGGTGAGGTCGGTAAGCGTATCTGCCAGCCGCTCGGCCAGCGACGTCACCGTGGGCAGCACGTTCTTGCCGATGGTCGACAGCGCGTCGTTCACGGTGTCCGAGAGGTTCTCGAAGGCGTTCTGGGCGCCGCCCGTCACCCGTGGCAGCTTCAGCAGTTCCCTCGTGATGCCGTCGATGAACTCCGTTGCCGACAGCTTGGCCTTCTGCAGAACCTCGGTGTCCGCCGTCCCGAAGGCAGCCTGCATGGCCTTGCGGATCTGGGGAACGCGCTCGCTTAACTGGTTGATCTCTTCGGCGGAGATTTTCCCCTTGCTGGCGATCTGCGTCAGTGCGAGGGTGACGCCGTCCAAATCGGCTTTGCCCTTGCCCACGGTGGCCAATGCGTTGCCGAAGGCCAGGAGCGACCGCTCCGCCCTCTTCGCCGAGATACCGGCCGCTTGAAGGCTGATCGAAGCCCGGATCGCCTCGACCCGACCGAGGCCGGGGAGTTTCGCGATCTCGCGGAGGCGTGAGAGTTGCTTGTCTGCCTCTCCGGCGGAGCCCGCTACGGCCCGCAGCCCGCGCGTCAGGCTGTCCATCTCGGTCGCCGACCGGACGGCGGCTGCGCCGAACGCCACGATCGGCACCGTGAGGACGGCAGAGAGACCGGCGCCTATGCCGGTGACGGACTTGGCGAACCGCTCCATCCCCGCTTGCGCGTGTTGGATCCCGCGGTCGAAACCGCCGGTGTCGGCGCCGATGATGGCCTTCAGTTGTGCGACGGTCGCCATTCCGTCCCCTCTATCTGCATGAGCCTCTACGGATTGGCCTGGATCTTGCTGCTGTTAAAAGCACATCCAAAGCTGAACCGCTCGCCGACCCGAAGCGACCCGAGCCGAAGCGAAGCGACCCGAGCCGAAGCGAGGCGAGCCGAGTCGAAGCGAGCCGAGCCGAGACGAAGCGAACCGGAACAGGCCGGGGGCATGAAACCTTCGGCCTGTCTCATCTCCGCCGTCCCTTCGTGCGCGCCCGTTTCATCAGTTCTGCCTCCGCCCAGTGCTCGCTACTCTCGATGACGAGCGCCAGATCCCGCCAGTAGGTGCTCCGCTGCTCCAAAATCCAGGGCGCGACGCCCAGATAGCGCGCGGCCTTCACGAGCGCATAGTCCTCGTGGCACTCCCCGCGGCTCCCCGAACTCACGAGAAACTGCCGGAAGGCTCTGGCTTCTGCGTCGCTGCGAAAGGGCGTGACAGCTCCGTGATCTTGTCGGCGAGCGCCTGCAGGAAGGGAAACGGCAGCGCGAACAGCGCCTCCGCGGCGATCGGGACGGGCTTGCCGTCATCCTCCAGGTCCCAGGAGATCAGGAGCGGCGGCAGCGCCACGGCGTAGAACTCATGGACGCTCGCCTCCTCACCCTCCTCGCGTGCCTTCGTGATCGCCTGGCGCAGTCGCTTCTCGTACTCGTGCGTGTGCGCGGCGCGGTTGGCGCTGAACTTCACGACGACGCCGCACCAGTCCACGGCGCCGTCGATGGGCCGGTGGAGCAGCTCCTTCAGTTCCGACACAATCCCTCCATGGTCTATAGCGGGCCGCACTGCCAGCCGATCATGACAGCACTATGAGCAAAGTGCTCCCCTTGTTCGTGCTGGCACTCTCGATCGCAAGCAGCGCTGCCGTGGCCGCCGACTACTGCAAGCTGAACTATGCCTCGCGCGCCGCGCTGGTCGCTGATATCTGCCCTCATCTCAAGATCGTCGCCTTCTCGGTCGGGAACTCCCTCGACGGCCCGGGCTACTCGCCGACCTTCCGCGAGGAATTCACCTGGCAGAACACCGGCCAGAAGGACATCATAGCCCTCGAGCTGGGCGTTCTGAAGTGGGATCCGTTCAACGAAGCCATGATCGGTTCGCGCCTCATCCTTCCCGGTCGCACCGATGGCGGCTATCGGGTGCTGAAGCCGGGCGAAAAGGACAGCGATGCTGCTCTCGACTATGGCCATGAGCACACCTACACGGCTATCGGCTACGTCAACCGGATCCGATTTGGCGACGGCTCCGTCTGGACTTCGGATCCGGTAGATCTGGCCCGCGAGGTGAAGCGCCTTGCTCCCCAGGTGCTCGGGCTCGGGCGCCTGGAGCCACCGGGCAAGCCCGAGGAGAAGTAAGGTCGGGCCGGCTGTCATCGCGCCGGCCCATCTTCTCATCGATCTCCTCCTCGGCCTTCCTTATAGCCCATCAGATACGCGACGATGAACAGCAGGAACAGGGCCGTCGCGATGACGACGAGGCCGCGCCCCTCTTCCTGCCCCACCGCTATGCCTCCAGCCCGGCAATGGGTGCGTCTATGACCGCCTCGACAAAGCCATTGAAGCTGCTCACGGTCGAATACATCGCCGTCGCGTCGAAGGTCTTCGAGTAGACGTCGTCCTGGTCGCTCTGGTCGTTCCCGGTGAACTTGACCGGCACCGTGAGCCGCAACCGATACCGAAAGTCCGACTCGATGACCGGCCCCCACGCCTCCAGCCGTAGGAACTTCGTGTCCTTCGCGCGCAGATTGGCCATGATGGCCGCTGCGTCGGCGTCATACTGCATCACCATCTGCGCCGTAGTCCCCGGCGATCGCTCCACGACCGCGCTGAACGAAGGCTCTGCGTCGTCAAGGGTGAACTGACCCGTGAACCTGTCCGCGATGGCCCACTCGAACTCGGAGACCCGCAGCAGCTTCGAGAGCCCGCCCGCGGTCGTCTGGACGACGGCGATCGCCGGGGCCGTGATCCCCGTGAGCAGTGTCCCGTCGCCGACGAGCATGGGCACGTTGTTGCCGGAGTAGCGCCCGCCGAACGTCACCGTCCACGGACCGCCTGCGGAGCCCGTCACCGTCACGTCGCCGACAACGAAGCACGCGAGCGCCTCCAGCGCCGTCTGCACGGTGGCGGCGGCTGCTGCCTCGGCGATGGCCGTCGTCGTGTGCGTCGTGCCCGCCCAATCGGTGAACGACAGCGCGAACGTGCCGCCCGTCGCCTGCACCGTGACTGTCTGCACCTCGTCCGTGAGCGCGTCACCCATGAAGACGCTGACGATGTCGGGATCCACGGGCATCTCGGTCACGTTGGAAAGCGTCTGGCCCTGCGTGACCGTCGTCACCGCCTCGCCGGCGCCTCCCGTCAGCAACGTGCCGTCGATGGTCATCTGGGTGCGGTTGGACGCCGCCAGCGCGCCGGTGAACGTCACCGTCCACGGTCCCTGCTCGTTGCCGGTCACCGCGACATCGCCAGGGGCGATGTTCGACAGAGCCTCAAGGGCGGTCTGCACTTCCGAGGCGCTCGCGTCCCAGTCGATCGCGGCTGTCGTCTGCGTCTCGAAGGTGAGCGTGAACGTGCCGCCCGTGTGCGTGCCCTTGGTGACCTGCTGCACCTCGTTGCGCCCGGCGCTGATCGTCACGCTCTCCTGCGTCTCCTGCGCCAGGATGGAACCGGAGACGGCCGCTTCCTCGCGCGTGAAACGCAGGGTCAAGGCGTCGATCAGGAGGTGCGTCGCCTGCTCCGCGCGCACGGAGGAACCCCTCTGTGCCGTGTAGGTGATGGGCGTGTCGGGGCCGTAGTTCGCCGGAAAGAAGCGCCACCGCCGCGTGTTCGTCGCGCCCGTCGGCGTCGTCGGCGTGGCGGAGGTCAACACGCTGGAGAGCAGGTAGATCAGATCGTTGAAGGCCACGACGCCGGTGATGTCGCCCTCGGTCCACTCCTTCTGGCGCACGGCTGTCGTCGCGGCCTTGCTCCCCATTGGGATGAAGGGCTCAACGGGCACCTGCGGGCTCCACTCGAACTGGGTTGCCTGCAGTCGCCGGACGGGGGAGACGGCGACGCCCGGCGTCGCCTCCACCCCCAGAAGAGTCGTCTCGAACACAGTCGCCCGCTCAGCCAAGGTTCACCCCCTATCGCTTGATGTGGCAAAAGACGCGGTATTCTCCGCCGCGGTGCAGATACAGTTGGTCCTCGGTCAGCTCCGGGAACTCGATCAGGCTCTCCCTGCGGCAACCGAGGACGATTAGCTCGCCGTCGGCCACATTGAGCCGCTGCTTCCCGTTCACGGCCCCGTGGATCGCGTCGGCGATGGCGTCCGCCGCCGTGCTGTCGGTGCCCTTCGTGACGCCCTTGATGTCCCAGAAGGGCCGCGTGAAGATGATGGAGCGGCTTCCCATCGCGTTACGGTCCAAGCCCGCCACGAACGAGAAGATGGCATACGGCAGGGCAGCCCCCGGCGGCGCGAGGTCTCGATAGACCCGGTCGCCAACGAGCGCGGTGAGTGGCGCGTGCCCGGTCAGCTCCTCGAAGAGGAACTCCGCGCACAGGCCCAGCTCATTGATGTCAGCCACCGCCCGCCGCCTCCCGCTGCCTCGCAGCAGACTTAAACTCGCCACGCCCGCGATGGCAAACCGGACACCAGTGCCTCGCGCCAAGACGGCCTGTCGCCTCGTCCGCCCATTCGTGACTGCAGCGTTCGCAGACGAAGATGAGGATATTCCGCTTTGGCGTTCTCATCCGCCCGCCGCCTCCTCGATCGCCTGCCCGATCGCCGCCTCGAACGCGGGCCGCACCGCCTCCACCGCGGGCCGCAGATAAGGCCGGGCCGGCATCTTGTGCGTGCCGAACTCCAGATACGCCGCGTAATGGGTGCCGACAACGACCTCGGACGTCAGCTCGTCGACCGCCTTTGCCCGGATCGAGTTCTTCGTGGCCCCCGTGTCTACGGGCACGACCTGCTGCGCCCGCGCTTGGACATCGGCGGCGACCTTGCGCACCGCGAGTGAAAGTCGGCGGCGCACCGCCGCCGGGAGCCCAGTCAGCTTGTTGCTCTCGACGACCAGTTTGATGGTAATGGCATCAGCAGCCAACGGAAGTCACCCTCCAGATGAGGCCGCGCGCAGCCGATAATCCTATCGTGCAGGGAGGCGCCATAGTTTGCTCATTTCCCCACGCCTGTGGGGGTGGACCGCAGCTCGTGCCTGTGGACACGGGGGCCACGAACATTTCCCCACGCGTGTGGGGGTGCTGCCTCCCTGCACACCTTACTTCACCCTTCGCGCCGCGACTTTCATCACCAGCGACTGGCTCCTCGCGTCTCCGTGATCGATCACCTCATAGGTCTGACCATCGATCACAATACGATCCGTCGTCCGCACGTCGGAACCCGCCGGCAGCAGGATGTTCCACCAGGAGCTCGCGACGTGCCCCGTTGCCTCCTCGCGCCCCGCCGACTCCTGCGAACCCATTTGCAGCAAGCGGCAGTCGAGTGCGGTCCCCGCGTCGTAGCTCTCCGTCTGCCCGCCGCGCCCATCGCTCGCAGACGTGCGGTGCTGCACGAGCGCCACGGAGGGCAGGCTCTCGTTGAAGCTCTCACGCGCCTGGTCGATCTGCCAGTTCGGGATATCGGCGGACACGGGCACCTCCTACGAACGACGGTAACGCGAAGGGCGACGCGAGTTCTAGAAGTTAAGCAACCCTTCTACGTTGAAACTTAGAGTCACATCTCCACCGTTCGTCGGGGTGTTCGTCAGGTCAAAAAAGGCGATGACCTGCGAGTCAGTATCGGCGGTTCTTTCCTTGATGAGCACCGCGCCGCCGATCGTCGCCCCCGTCCCGAGCGCCGTCCATGTGACATCAGTGGCGTCGAACTCGGCGCGGTCGTTCGTGAGGTCCGCCGTGATCGACTTGCCAGCGAGGGACTTCCGTCCCGAACCGCCGAAGCCGCCCGTGTAGCCCGTGACGCTGATCTCATGGCTCGTGACATCGTTCGCGCTGCCGTCATCAACGAACTGATCGTCTGGACTGGGCGCGTAGGTCGAGTCGACCAGGGCAATTTTGACGGTCGTGCCAACAAGGTTGATCGCGTCCGCTGCCGCTTGGTCAGCGATTGCCCTCTTGCCGTGTGTAAAGAAGACGTCCGCCATGCTACTTCTCCTCCGGCTTCGGCGGCGGACCAACGATGAGCGTCGCCGGCTTCACACCATACTTGGCGCGGATCGGCTGCACGCCCGCGCTCTCCTGCTCATCCGCGATGCTGACACTCCACGAAGGCACCTTCTCGCAAATGCTGATCGTACCTCTGTAGACCTTGCCGACCGGAAAGCGGTCCAAGTCACCTGTGAATTGGATCTTCAACTGGACGCCCTGAATAGTTGAACCCTCGAACGGGTCCCTCATCACCAGCACTGCCTCTTTGGTGCCGTCCGGCGTCGGACCGACTAGCTCAACGACCAACTCCTCAGCGCATATCAGTACCGCATTCAGCTCTTCGGCCAAAGCCTCTCCTCCTAGTCGTCTACCCAACGAACGCCTGGTGACGCCTCGCCACTGCCGCAGAGGCAGCAGGAGGGATTTCCACAGCGGCAGACGGGACCGTAGCCGCCGGCAACGTCCCACAGCTCGTCGTTCGCGTTGGAGAACACGCCCGCCGGCAGGTTCCGGCGCAGGCTGCCCTCGAGCTGCGCGCTGTCCGTCACCCGGCGCTTCCACCGGTCCGCCTGGCGCAGGCACATCTCGTGCATCTGGCTACGCTTCAGGTCCTGGTCGGCGCTGCGGACGTCGAAGTCCGTCACGACGAGCGCCGCCTTCAACTCCCAGCCGACAGCGACGGCGGCGTTGATGTTCCATGTGGGCTCCCACGCGGCGTCGGTCGGCGGGCGGCGCGAAGAGTCCTGCCGCTTCGAGCGCGCGACGAGGTTGTCGATCTCGGTGTCCGTGAGTATCGGCTGCCGGTCCGCCTGCGTGAACCGAACGATCAACTCGCGGATCTGCGCCTCGGTATAAGCCACAGCCCCTCCTACTCGATCGCCCTCGTCACGTCGTCCGTGATCGCGAGCAGCCCCTCGGCCAGGGTGAACACGCCATCAGCCGTGAGCACCTGCACGTCATAGCGCAGCCGCGAGGTGGCCACGAGCTCGGCAGTCACCTCGGCGTCGATAGTCACGTCCAGGTCGCCTGCCGCCTGGTCGGTCACGTCTATCGCGGCCAGCGTCTCATCCTCCGGCGCCGCGCCGTTCAGCCGCGTCAGGCCGTCCACCTCCGTCACCTGGAGGATGGCGTGCTCGTCATCGTGCGCCGTTGACGCCTTCGCCGTGACCCAGAGCTTCGTGCGCCCGGTCACGTCCCCGAGGCCGGTGAACGCCAGCGTCACCGTGTCGCCGCGGCGGATCGTCCGGTCACTCGCCGGCGCGCTCTCCTCCTCGACCGTCACCAACGGCGCGATCTGCCCTTGCAGCACGACCTCCACCTGATCGGCGGTGCTCTCCATCGTCCACGTCGCGTCGATCGCGTAATGGTCGCCGGTGAGCCAGCCCTGCGCGGTCGCGAGCGTCGCCGTCAGCAGATAGCGTCCCAGTCCTACATCCGTGACGGTCACGATCGCCGCGCTGGCGGTCCCATTCCGCCGCAAGACAGCGGTCGGCAGCGCGTCGGCGTCCTTCGCCTTCCCGTCCACCAGGGAGCGCGTCACGAGCAGCGCACGGATGATGTCACCGACGACCGCCACGCGTTACCCCTCGCGCCCCGCGGCGCGCCGGATCCGGCTGCTCATCGCGCGGTTGCTCGTCATCCCCGCCAGGCCCAGCAGGCTCTCCGGCGGCTCTTCTTTGAGGTCCCGGCGGTAGATGGCCACGAGCTTGCGTGCGGCGGCCTTCTTCGCGTCGGCGGGCGCGTCAAGCTGATTGATCCGCGCGGCAGCGTTGTGCGCGGCGTTGCGGTTCACGGCACCGCCGGGCTCCTTCACGGGGAGCTTGCAGTTGGCGACAACCTTCTCGCGGCCCTCATTCGTGTCGACGAGGCAGGCGTCACAGTAGGCGCCAGCGTCGCGGTAGTTGGCGCTGCTGCCGTTCCACGGCTTGTCACTGACTGCCATCTCCAGCTCCTAACTCCTGGCCGTGTCAGGGCCTGACCTGAGCAAGCACATCATCGTGGAAGTTGGTCTCCATGAATGACTTGATGGCCGCTCCGGAGGAGATGACGCTGTTGAAGTTCGCCCCGCTCGCGTGCTTGAGCGAGGAGGTAGCCAGAGCGTCCTCTACCGCCGCTGCGGTGAGAACGAGGCCGCTGCTCTCCTTCTCGTCCTTCAGGTTGGCCAGGTCCTCCACCGCAATCATCAGCCGGTCGGCAGCATCCGCGAGCCGGCTGCACAGATTGATCGCTTTCTGCGTCGTATCAACCGCCACTGAGTTTTCCTCCTATCCATCGAGCGAAAAGCCTTACTTCAGGTAGATACTGGCGCCCTCGAAAACCGGATCGTCCGCCGCAGTCGTGGACTTCGCCTGCAGCTTGTAGAACTTCACGCTGTTCTGCAGCGCGGCAGGAATGGCGGTGAGCGCGCTCACGTTGCGGCCATTCACGACGTCCATCGAGATCAGCACGTTGGCGGTCCCCACCTCCAGCACCTGCACCGTCTGCGTTCCGGAACCGATCTTGTTCCAGAGCACCATCAGCTTGACATTGGTCTTCCCGTTCGTATCGATCTGAACGCTCTTACCATCCGAGTTCGCCTGCGTGTAGACGTCCACGAACGATGCGCCGATGTTCGTCTTCGTGCTTGAAGAGTCCCATGCCGCTACCAGATCCTCGCGTGCCGCCCCGGCTCCTGGCGGGACGGCCCACGACTGGTCACCTCGCAGGAATTTGGTTGAGTCGGCGCCCGCTCCCCCAAGCTGCGCTGTCGGCACCTTCGATCCGGCATCCAATCCGGCATAGCCGCTGGCAGCGCCCTTGTTGACGGTCGCCTCCACCGTGCCGTCGTGGAGGCTGGCCCCGTGGCTCGTCGGCGCCCGTGAGTTCGTGTTCCGCGCGTCGCCGTCGGTGACGAACTTGTTCCCCGACCCCGGGGTGCCGCTGGTGCCCGCCAGGGCTGCCTTCTCGCCCGCACTCGGGTCGTTCGCGTTCGAGTGCGTGGCGAAGTTCAGGCCGAGCTTGCTCTCCGCGATGGCCGCCGCGCCGGCGACATCGGCGTTCTCCACCAACTTCGCGGCAGCGTCCTCGGATCCCGAAGTTACGTGCCGGAAGCCTGTCCCTGTTGGCGGGCTGCCTCCAGCGGGCGGCACAGCCCAAGCCTGGTCGCCTCGCAGGAACCTGGTGGCATCCGCTGCGCCAGCACCGAGTTGACTCGCCGGGACCCTGGCACCGGAGTCTAATCCGGCATATCCCCCGGCTGCGCCCTTGCCGAGGATGCCATCGACATCCAAATCGGACTTGACCTGACCGAGCTTTGCCATTATGCAAACAGACCGAAGGCCTGCATGTCCGCTATGACCGTGCCGAGCACGTCAGCGATTTCATCCAGCGTAGTCGAGTTTGCATCGAATGAACGGTCGGTTGTAACATTGGTAGGGGTGTAAGCCGCGCTCCGCGCGACGGCATTTGCGCCCAGAAAACCGATCTTCGGGTTCGTCCCGTCCGCCTCGCCCCGAAGCACCTCACGCGTCGCGTTGAAGTCCGTGGCACGCAGCTTGAAGCGGCCCGTTCGCGAGGCGTCCGTACTGACGACAAACTCGCCGATGAGGTCCGCCACCTGGCGCCCACCTGTCGTCGAGGAGCGGCGGTTAAACGTCAGATCACCGATGTTCGTGAAGGTGAAGAGGCTCCCGTTGCTGTCGTCACGAGCCTCCAGCAGGTGACCCGT